ATATTATTTATATTATTTTATATACTTTACCATTTATTCATATAATTGTTTACAGTGAATGAACTTAACGACCGAAGGGAGTTAAGTGAGTGAACAGATTGACAAATTACTTTTTCCGTTATTATATTGTTTGCCTAATTGTGTTAAAAGATTGAGTATCGTGACCGAAGGGAACGATGCGAAAGAACTTATAATATTTAAAAACGACTGAACCTATCGACTGAAGGGAGATAGGTGATGGAGTGACGTTAATAGTTATATTAGGTAGCCAGTGGAGAATTAGGCAGGCTGGTAGGCGAGACGGGCTCCCATGCCCGTCAGGACAGTGGAGGTACGTAGGTCTGTTCTGTTAAACCAAGGCGATGATAGTTCCATCCTTCACGAAATCGCACAAAAAAGCCGGATTATCTTGATATCGTTCTTCAACCTTCGGTATCCGCATAACGAGTCTCAAATCCGGCTTCGCTTTATTAATATGAGAAATAAAATAATTGTTCTAATTGTCAGTGACGCCTTTAATGCGAAGTTGTATGTTGGGAAGCACGGCATTAATCAAAGCCATTTTCTTATCCTCTTCGCTTTCTTTTTCATGCTGTTTATACATCATGCTGTAATCACTGTCATCACCATCCTTTTTCCCGTCTAACGTCAGTAAATGATTTACGATGTCCTTACCATACGTTTCAGTCCATGTACGGAATCTCTCTTCCTCGGACTGTCTTTCCTGGGACGGGGCTTCCGGGTTAGGGAGGGCGGCTGCCACTTCTATCTCTGGAAGTGTTACCGATGCTGCTATTTTCCCATCATCTCCGAATCCCATTTGACCATACAAAGATACGGAATTTTCTTCAATTTCCAAACCAAGATTTTTAGCAACTTCCATAGCATAGTTATAACGGTCATCATTTCTTATAACACTCTTATGAGGACGTCCTGCTCCCTGGTTCCAAGCTACTACAGCATCTTTAAGGTTATCGGCGTTCATAAAGTCCTGCCGGCTGTAGTTGTAATACCCTGGTCCTTCTTTTCCTTTTCTTGTGTATAAGAAATTAGAATATCCTGTTTTCCCTTCGTATTCGTCAGCTAAGAACTCAAGTTGGTCTTTGAATGTTGGTGTAGAATGACCTTTCTTTTTGGCGTGCTTGAACAACTTATCCATGCGCTCATTATGCCATTGCTGTATGCCGTATGATGTTCTGTTGTCTCCGTATATGTCATCTTTAAGGCCGGATTCAGCCATGAGGTTACCTATGATGGCGAGCGCCTGTATCTTGGACATGCCGCGCTTATTAGTAAAGTATTCATATGCTTCACGTTGCTTGCCAACTACGCCACCTTCCTTCTTGATGTTGGTATTGTATTTCTTTCCATTCCATGTAAATTCCTTAAGACCTCTTTTCCTGGCTTCTTTAAAGGCTTCACCTCTTGTAGTGGAAATAGAGTCTTGTAGCTCAAGATCATTTTTTATTCCAAGAATAGCATCAACAATAGTATTATCATTATCCTTTTTATCAACATTATCCAAAACATAAGATTGGCTTATCAAATTTGATACGCTCTTTCTATTTTCATAAGTTCCTTCTTTATCTGATGGAGCTTCAAAAGCATACACAAGTGGATACGAATAATCCGTATCTGGATCTTCTGACATAAATTCGTTTACTGCATGAATAGCTTTTTTGTATTTAGTATCTTTTATACTATACTTCCCAGCATCTTGAACATGATCATAAAATCTGTCTATCATATAGTTGATATATCCACGCTTATCGCTCTTAAATCTCTCTTTATCTCTTTCAAACTCTTTTGGAGGATATCTTTTGTAATATTCTTGAAAAAGTCCCCTAAATTTTCCATCCTCAGATACAGCGTAGGGGTTTCCACCAGATTCTTCAATAATATTTCCAAGTACGGCTTCTATCCGGCGTTGATTAAAACCTTTATCATATAAAGCATCATAGATCATATTCATCCCTTCTACGTCCATAGTACGATGCTTACCCTTACCCACACGCTTCATATTTTCATATTTTGATTTGAATAAATCCCAATCTATTTCCGGCTTAGAAGAATCCCCTCCTTGTTTTTTGGATCTTATCTCCATCCTTTTATCCAAATCATTCTTTGAATCAATAATGGATCTAAACAGGATCTTGTTTGGATCATTCTCTTCGTATGGGATTTTATCTTCTACATAATCCCTTATTTCAAAAGGATATCCTATTGTATCAAGAGTCTTAGTAACAACCCCAACACCAAAAGGTTGATCGCTTCTATAAAAATCGTACTTATCTTTCACAACCATCCTACCTCTATCATCACGGTACATGGTAAAACTTGATAAGCCTGATAAATCATTTAAATCTCCGTAAGCATCCGGTATAAAATTATATTCGTTAAATACCTGATGTTCTCCGGTTCTGGCTTTTTTTAAGAGATCTATCCCCTCTTCCACCATTCCAAGTTTCCTACTTGTTACATCCCTTAACTCCTCCAAATCAGATACGTCCTTGCCTGCAACTTTTCCATCAATTATCTTATTATCTAAAGAATCAAGCTCCCTTCCATATTTTTTAGCCATTTTCTCCCACCCACCATTTATCCTGTCAGATATAATGGATTTGATATTGTCTGGTATTCTGACAATTCCATTTTCTTCTTTCAGATTATTTGGTTGGTTTAAGAATCTAAACCAAAGATTTTGACTAAAATCATCTACATTGGCTTTCGGAACATCTTGACCAAAAAATTCCATTATTTTGGTTTTTAATCCTCTTTCGTTAGCATACACATCAGGTGTTATATTAGATGCCAGATATTCTCTAAGTTTTACAAACGGACCAATTTTATTCCATAATGTTTTTGGTTGTTTGTCCTTTACATAATTTTTAATTTTCTTTGCCATCTTTTTCTTCCTCTAAGAATCCAAACATTTCACCTGCGCAATTACCAACAAATCCGGCTATGTAAGCTGCGTGTTCATCTTCTCCCACCTTAAAGCCAAGAGACATATTACAATGTTGGCATACCGACATAGCTGCATGAAATGATTCATGACATATGTTTCGCATAGTCATCTTATTCTCACTTTGAAAGTTCCATAATAACTTAAAAGCTCTATCATCCCCCTTATCACGAACAAGATTCAAGAAAGAGGCTTTTGAATCTAAATCGCCTTCATCTCCCCATTCTCCTTCATGATCCAATTCTGCATTCTCAAAACGATCACACAATGTTTTGTAATCTAACCCTATGGTGATAATCAACTTTAGTGGATATATCACAAAATCAAATTCTTTTTCTTTCATTCTTTTTTTTCAACAAATGTAAACAAAATAGCCGAAGAATGCCACCATTCATTCTCCGGCTTGTTATGATAAATCTCTTCTTATGAAAACAGTACGAATGTAAGATTTAAATCTTAATCTTCTTAATTTCATCAATCATATTCTTATATCCGCAGAACTTGCTGTTAATAACATCGAAGATAGATTCTGACCAGCCAGCTATGTTCAAGATATTAGATCCTCTGTAAAACATCTCACTTCCATATCCTTGAATAGAAATAGAAACGATTTTGCAATTTGGATTCACTTTTTTAAACCCTTTCAAAAGTTCGGCGAATTTACCATATCCATAACTGGAACTTTTCTCCCATACAACAGATTCACCGTCTCCTATCTGCATATCTGAAATAACGTACAAATTATCTACTTTGATCTTATCTTTAGCGCACTTATCCAAGAATGCAAAAAGACCGTTTTCGGTAGCACCACCGCAGTCTCCTCCGGCAGTAAAAGATTTTTTGTTGTTCCATAAAACACCTTTACTTCTATCATATTCGTAGTTGATAAGTTTGTCACCAAACATACCAATAAATACGTCAGGAAGCACAGAAGCAATCATACAGCCAAACAAGTTACCAATGACAGCCGTATTTGTTTTGCTAAAGGCAGACACTTCAGAAGATCCTCCCATATCTCCACGTACAGAGCCAGAGTGGTCAATCAGGATAGCCGACCGCCCCTCCAATACCGGAAGGTTCTTGCAGGAGATGGTTATGGCTTTCTCCAACGCATCTAAAATCTTATCTTTGTTACGCGCTGTTAATTTAGCACGTTTTTTATCCGACTCAAATACGATATCATTTTCGGAACCATCAGTGCCCATATTTTCAACCTCTTTGAAAGCTGAAGCAAAACGGAAAGGAAGCATCTTCGAATTAAGCACCTTCTCTTCTATTGTAAGCTGCCTACAAACTTCATCTATTTGATCAGGTGCGTATTTGATTATGTTTACAAGGTTACGAACCATATTAAAAATAGGCATACCTTTCACATTAGAAACCACGTCCCGAATAGCGTCACCTAAAGCTTCTTTCTTTTCCTTATTGTCTTTCTTATCCTGTCCGGCTTTAGACATTTCTTTTTCAAGAATCTTGCTTTCGTATAATCCAGACAAAGATCGACCTTCTATAAGGTACTGGAAAGCCGTTTTGTTAGCCTGATTGCCTTTGGGGTGAAATAAGTTTACGAGGTCAACCATAGTAATAACCCTACTGTCCATCTTATACTTATCAATCCGATACGGATCAAGACCTTCTAAAGCCGTCTTAAATCCTTTCTTAATAGCGCTGGATATACCTCTTAACTTCTTTGGATTTTTGTCATTAAGAGCCGCATAGCAGCCAAGGATTTCGCTCATATCATCAGGACGCATAACGATCTTATTATAGAACCTTGAAGCCCATTCTTTACCCGATGCTTTACTGGCAAGGACAGAAGCCATAAGATGCGTTATTGACCTAAGTTTCCCTTCTTTCCTGACATACAATGCTGTTTGTGCTGCGAAATATGGATCTACTTGATCCATAAGGTCCTTAATCCTGTTCACCTTGTCTTTTTCTTTCTCATAATAAGAATCAGACAACATGGTAGTCATTACCGTAGATACCAACTCTTCTTCTGCGTTAGGCTTATACGCCTTCTCTCCCATGTGATTCACGATCGTAGGTTTAACACCTTCATCCTTTTTGTTAAACTTTCCCATTTGTTGTTGTTTCTTTAAAGTGTTATACAAAAAAAGCAGCGATATTACTACCGCTGCTTGAATAAACATATCAAGATGTTACTCAATGAGGGAAAAGCTGAAGTTAGTGTAAACAATGAAATAATGGATTTGAACCATCGACCTATACTTTAAAAGAGTATCGCTCTATCCATCTGAGCTAAATTCGAAGTAACTAACCCCATCACCACTCATTAGTCTTTATGTCTTTCAAACAGAGGAAAAGCGGAGCCGGATCTAAAATGAAAATATCGGATTAGAACCGATGAAAAGTATTTTTGCAGAATACCGCGTTATCCACTACGCTAATTTTCGAAGTAACCTAACTCCTCACCATCTATATATTTTATTAAAACAGGGAGAACCTGGAAGGTGTTTTGATATGAAAGGAGGTTTTGATCTACCAACTGATCTAATTTTTCTTACATGAAAAATATAGGACTCGAACCTATGACACAAACCGAAGTATCACCTTCCATCACCACTGTCTTACATTATAATCTCTCTTGATTACGATGCAAATATAGACACTAAAATATGATTTACAAATTAAAATGATTTAAAATGTATTAATTTGGATAAATAAATGTAGTGAATAATATAAAGTGGTTATACACAGCCTTGCACTTAAAAGTATTACCCTCTACTTGCTAATAGGCAGAGGGTAATACGATATTATCTATTCTTAATCTTATCTTCAGAAATCAACCACTGGAATATAATCTTTCGGTTGCTAATTACTTTCTTTATCCTCATCAGCATCCAACTTCCTCTTAACCTATCCAGCCATGACCGTCTGAAATTAAGAGAATCAGGATTAACTGACTTATTTATATCGTTATCGTCCTTGATCCAGATAGGTGTTTCAGATCGGTCATCGTCAACCCTGTTGAAGAAGTCATTTAACTTATGTCTTCTATATACCTCAGTATCCAGAACCTCGGTATGGTCGCCTACGATCTTCGGATACGATATACGTTGCGCTAAATTATTCTTTTCTTCTGGAACAAGATGAATTTCACCTGAGTTGTTTGTGTCGTTGTAGATAGTTATCGTATCCAAACCTACTTTCCTGTCAAGTGTGTAATTCACATCATCAACGTATTTCCTTGCGTCAAGCTCATACTCAACAGAAGCCAGCGTAGAACCGTTATATTTCTCTTTTATCGGCACTTCTAATATAAATGGATATGTTGTTCCATAAAACGTTTGGAAGCTCTTATTCGTCAGCAAATGACTCCATAAGCCACCTTCTTCATCTGATGCCGGGAAGTTTATTCCTGTCTGGAAATATTGTTGCTGCTCTATATAATAGTCAGGGCAGAATGAGTAATACGATATCCATTCTTGCTTCAGACACGAATATCCGATAGTGAACGACACATCCTTGAAATACTGTTCGTCTTTTAAGGATATTTCCTTATCGTTTGACAACACCTCTGTTTCATTGTACAAGAACCTTCCACCATCATATTTGTAATATGCCGGGTTCTTAACAGGTATATAATCTTTTTTCGTGATAAGTACCCTCTTATACCTATTATCCCATCCAAGAGACAGACCAAGACCGATAAATTTATTATCCGTATCTTCTTCTGTCATTTCTGTACCGGTTAAGATATTAGTTATTCCGTATCTAAGGATCTTAAACGGAAGATGACGCTTAAGCCAATGTCTGACACCTACACTAAGTTCCTTAAGATTACGTCCGTTCGGGTCGGTCATAAACACCTGTGCTCTTTTAGTATCTACCCAGAAATGACCAAACTCTGAACTAATTATTTCAGTGCTCTGGGTTCCAGAATAACCAAGGTCGGTCGTGTTGTACTCCAGAGGCCGGGACGCAAACAGACCGCCGGTGCCCATCTCAGCCTGCCCTGGGGAGGTGCGCTCCTTGATTACGTCTATGGCGTTATGGAGTGAAACCTGATCCTCGAACCTGACAAGAATCTGATCGGATTCAATACGCTTCATGTGAATAAGCTTCCCGTTGTTGGTTGGGAACTCATGATAGTCCATAGGCTTGTACGTTAGCCACGGATCTGTTTGACTGTTTTCAGATACGTCAGCCCTACTCCATATAACACCATTAGGTCGCTGGTAAGCACAATCATAAAAACGACGTTCGTATGTTGCCGGCAATACATTAGGTGTTAATGTCATTCTTGATGAATAGATAGGACTTATCTTGTAATCATTGTCCCTATGGATAGATACGTTCTTTTCTTGTGTCCACCAAGCAAAATCACCATGAGCCGGATAAAACCATTCATGAGGCTCTACTCCTTCTAATCGGAAATTGCAGTTTATTTCCGATTCTACAAGGAATTGAGGAATACCGTAAGACCATAAGTAAAATCTTCCGTCTACATACTTTTTGGTTTCATTCTCTCCATTTAAGTTATACAGACTCTTTCTGTTTGGATAGAAAGAATACGTTCCTTTACTTGATGATGTCCAGCTATTAAAACGTTCGTTGTCAGTATGCTCAAGCATATCTTCTCCAGTATCGTAATTAACGAAATACTTAGGGAATCCAACATTCCGGTAATCATTGTAAGCAAATGGTATCATATCCCCTATACCAAAAGCAGTATTATAAAAAAATGGGAATTTCCGCTTCATGGAAAACCTCGATATGTAGGTGTCACCGCCAAACAGCGGTTGCTTCCCTCCTTGGAAGAATCCACATCCTCCTACTGATATCCATTTTATGTCTTCTATAGCTCCATACTGATCGGGCCTGTACCGCATAAGCTTCATATACGGAGAACAGATATAAGACAACATCTTCGTCCTTTCAAAAGATTCTTTAGATCCGGCATCAGAAGCCATGATAACAGGGTCATGGATACGACTTGTATCATATACCTGGGCCTGCATAGGATACGATACAAGATACTTTGAATTTAAGATACTTGTATCAGGATCCTTTTCTCCTGGATCTCCAAAAGACAAGAACATGGAAGATTCTCTATCTATGTTATTTACAAACAAGAAATCTTTTGAAGCGTTTTGGTTATCATCACCCACGTCTTCTCCAGTAACCCAAGATGATGTAGTAGACGGATCGGATATGGGATACATACCTGATTTAAGGCTCTTGGTATTAGCCAATCCTCTTAATCTGTTTTGCTCATATGGAGCCGTATCATCGAAGCCCATCATGCTATTGTAGTAACCTACAGACGTGTAATAAAAAGCATGGTTTCTTCTTGGGCCATTGTTTATGAATGTCGTGAGCCAATCATATCTATACTTACCATACAATACCGGTCTTTTAGCAAGCGTATCAGATATGGTGGCAATCATTGAAGCAAATATCATTGCCATATTGATATTACCTATCACACCTACATACGCAGACGTAGAACGGTTCATAAGCTCTTCCGCTATCTGAGAAGCTATAGTAGCCGTGGATTCGATGTTGGCTAACGTGGCCGCCATCTTATATGATTGTTTTCCTAATATCGTCCATTTGGGATGATCTTCAACCTCATCAAAGTTCCCTACAGACATTCCTCTTATAAAACCTTCTATAGCTACCTCCGTAGGAGTCTCAGGCTTATTGAAATAAATATCAGGAGAACTAAATGCATACCATACGTTTCCTCTTCTGAAAAATGGGTGAGTTATAAACGATACCCTTTTTTCAGTTGCGTAATTAAAAGAGTCATCCGATAAATCATTATACGGATAATTAGGATACAGATTAAGATTCGAGTTTTGACCTGAATATCTGTACATGTCGTAAGCTATTCCGGTAGCTATAACAGAACGATTAAGACGTCTGTCGCCTCTATATATCTCATATCCTGTAACCATATCTCGCTGTTCTTTGGTTATCAATCCTGAATCTACAGCAAAATCAAGGAAGACGTTAATCATATCCTCGTCTACTAATATTCCTATAGGATAAATATCGGAAGGAACATCATAAGATCTCACATCCCGGTTCATGAAAAGCATATGATCGTTGTCCGGGAACTTATAATGCCGGATAGGTTGTTGGCAAAAGACGGTACTGGTATCTACCGTACCATATTTATGTCCTTTAAAAGACATCATTCCCTTATCATCCGTAGAAGGGGAACCGTAGTATTCAGTAAGCTTAGATACGATATTGTCGTAGGCTTTCTTGAAATTGCCTTCATATCCATGATCACTTATCTTAACCCTACTACTGTCATACAGTTCAAAATTAGCAGGATACTTCTCAGACGATTCCCAGTAAGCGAAATCACCGTACTTATATTTCCTTGGAGCACAGTTTATGGGGCGATCCCCGCATATCGTACACTGGCTGGCGTATTCTACAGTAGCCCTTAACGATATTTCTTTGGCTCGTACATTTATCCGGTCTATTTCCTTTTCTCTGATACCAAAAATATATGGGTATATAGTTTTACCAAGGACGTAAGATGTGCCTACCAAACCTCTTGACGGATTCTTGCTATGTTCTTCTTCTCCATCGTCTTTAACCTTACAGAAATCAATTTGTCGGACGGTAAAAATCCAAGGGCATGATACGATAGGGCAGTCTATGGCTACATACAATCCATCAGGGTACTTATCGAAGAAAGATTCGCCTATGTGCCCAAAGTAAGGACGGGATGCTCCAACAATAACATAATTATCGCCTTCATCCATGACCTTCTCCCAATCAAAGTTGAGATCATCCTTATCTATCTTCCTATTGCTTCCTTTGTATCTTGGATCTAATGATTTCCAAAAAGAAAGACGGACATATTGTGTGGACACAGCATCCATAAGACCATCTATCTTCCCCAAAGATTCCAGATAAAGAACTTTGTCCTTGGCCGGGAAATCAGGATCATCCCATTCTTCAGGTCTTGTAATATGAAGGAAACGGGCGTTACGAAGCACGCATTTCGTAAACCTCCATACCAATAACTCTGATGTAAACATCGTAGAACCTTTAACATCTTCAGGAATAAGAGCACCTACGTTATTGTCAGCCAAATTAGCATAAGAATCCCATGTCCATCCATCTCCGTAATCTCCTTCTGGTACGTAACCGGTATCAAGGAAATTATATGAATAATCATCTATCTTTTTCTCTATCTCAGGCCAGGTGTCCCTTATCAGGGCTCCAGGCGCTATCCTTGACCTGTAGGCGTCGTTGTGGATAGTACTCGAAGAACGTCCGGCCCTCCAGTCCGGAAGACAGTGGTTGCTATCTGGGAAACAAACCTTACTTTCTCCTTTATCATCATTCCACACATCATTCATAAGAAGGTATGCTCCAAGAAGTGTAGAAGATGACTGGAATGAGTTATAATCGCTTCTGGCAACAGTAGGATTAAGACAAGGCTCTTCTATAAAACATCCGCAAGTACACGGCATAGAATCCAGAACATAAATAGCTTCGGCTATAGACTGTAATATAACAGACGGTTGTAACAGAGAATCGTACACAGCGCACGCCTTGGTCCCGTCATCACCCGACCAGTATCCAGCCCAATGACCGCCATCTTCGTCATCGGCAAAGAAATACTTATCCATGAACTCTATCATCTGTTCCTGTAGTTCCCAGTTAAATAGCACAGAATACTTGTCTTGCTTTTCACCGCCGGTAGTATATAGGTAGTCGGTGGATACGTGCTCCATATCCTCAAGATCCTTATACGTATATTCTTCACGGAAACCCACAATACGATCTACCGGAGCTGTAATAAGCGAATACTGGCGGTGCGAATCAGTACACTCGGCTCCAAACTCAGGAGCCTCGATACCATCTATAGCTTCTTTTTGTTCCTCCGTATTATGATCGTCAGGTTCTCCGTAGCTGTTGAATATATCGCATATTTCGTTGGCAGCAGCATTATTAGGTTCTTCTGTAGCGGTATTACATGCGATGTCTTTTATATTAGATGAAAAATAATTAATCACCTCATCTATTATAATCTGACTTCTGAATGTAAAACTAACGTTCGTATAAGTTTTAAAATCATTTTGCAATGTTATAGTTTGACCGATGGTAGCCGGATTTTTACATTCTTCTTGTCCGGTTTCTTCATCATCAAAATCCTTCGGATCTCCTGCCGTATTATAATACTGCCACTTGAATTTACGCTCTTGCCCTGAACAAGGTGGAGCATATTGGTTTATGGACTTATATACCCTATCGGTATCCTTATTTTCTATTTCTGCCGCAGCATCTTTATAAGGGGGAGGTATTAACACAAATGCCGGAGTTTTGTAACCGTTGGAGCACTTAAAAGAAATAGCAAACGGATACACTTCATTTCTCATATACCCCACATACAATGAACAGGCATTACCATCCTTATACAGATCTTCGTGGGCTACCGATGCCTGCCATTGAAGGAAGTGTCCCATGAGGGAAACTACAGGCTGTAAATTCCATTCTTTTTCCGCCGTAAGACCATATTGAAGAAGACGATTCCCGACAGCCACAATCCCCCTTGATGTGTTATACACAGGTTTTTTCAAGGATATGTGTTCAAATGTAGTACGTTTGTTATTAAGATCCGAATAATACAATATAGTCTTTTCTGATACAGGATGGATACCTTCTACAAAGTAATCAACAACCGGTTGAGTTTCTCCATTGTATCCTACTGTATTTTGAATGATAACAACCTTAAAATATTCAACTTGACGATCTATGTTAGATACGACGAATCTAATACCTAAATTAGTACGTTCTCCCCATTTGCCATCTTTTTGAGTAATATACTGTTCATCGAATATAGGTACAGGATTAGTAGGATTAGAATAACTTCCAAGCTCATTTCCAAACTCGTCACAAGGAGCCACAGTGGCCTGATAGACGCCTGAGCGCAGGCTGCCCCCGTACTCTATCTGAGCCGGCTCTATGCACATGGGTTTGAGTAGCGGAAACACCCTAAGTTTCTCACATGCCAGAAAACAACCATTCTCCTGCATGAACTTTTTCCTATCGTATTCTTTATCGCATATCTTATACCCATGATAATGATACCATATATCACCTTCATCATCAGGAGTCAGAGCCTTGTCTACAATAACATACCTGGGAGGATTATAATCGTCAGTCCAGTAAATACATTTTCCACATTTCTCTGTCTTTATTTCTATGGTTTTTATAGGATGATAGATAGAGAATTTAAGGCACGGATCTTGCTCGTTGTCTTCCAGCAAAGTTTTCATGCCAGAACACAACGACTCCGATCCTTCTACCATAGATTCTATATCGGAGTCGGATAAGATACTTGTATCGGATTCAGGCTTGAAATAAGTTATTTTAGATACGCCTGTTTCAGGATTTGTTATAAAAAAATAGATATTGCCTGAAGTAAGATCATTCTTGTAACCAATAACTTTAAACCCATCGAAATCAATGCATTTAAGGTTACTGTGCTCATTAGATCTCATCCCAACATTACCGTCCTCGGATTCGATGTTGGCATTCAAGGCAAACGTATAATGCTGATCCGTAAGACTCGACGGATGCAGATCGCGATTCATGCCTGTTTGAGGAATCGCTATGTTTCTGTTATCTTCTGATGCCATCTTTGTAACTGTTTGTCACAAAGATAACAAAAGAGATTTAATCATGGGCTTTCAAAGTGAGTGTAAAATGGCAGATAATCACCCTGTCTTATATCTTTTACCCCTAATCAACACAGTGCCATCACCACCAGCTCCAGCATAAACCATAGAGTATCTGACGCCGCCGCCTCCGCCGCCATAACCTCCGCCGCCTTTACCAGATCCGTTTGTTGATCCTCCTGTGCCAGATCCTTCACTGTAATCAGATATTCCGCCTTGAAATACCACTCCGGTGTTAGTTTCTCCACTTCCACCACCGGCATTTCTTTTACCGCCGGATTCTCCAAAATCTCTGGTGGTATGACCTTGACCTTTGATTACTCCATACTCTTCTCCATTAGTGTCTCCACCATCCGAAGCACCATCTTGTGTATATGATGAACTGCCGGCACTACCACCATCTCCTCCCCTCCATTTATTAGCTCCCTTTCCTCCATTTGCTCTATAAGACGAGTTCATAAATTGAGAGTAACCCCCATCTTTACCAGGGGAATTTTGTTCAGCTTGATAAACTTTTGCTCCTCCTTTTCCTACTGTTATAGAAATAGATTGACCTGGTTTTACAGCAATAGCTTCTCCGTCTTTCCAGCCTTTGCTATCAGATTTGAAGGTCTTGGTATAACCACCTCCACCGCCGGCAGAGCTACCGCTACCTCCGCCTCCAACTAAAAAAACGTCTACGAGAAAACAGCCATCAGGGACTACCCATGTGTAATTCCCGGCAGGATAAAACCTTATAAGAAAGTCTTCAAGCTCCCTATTTTTATCAAAAGAAAAACGACGCCTCATAATATATCAGGAATTACCCCCCCCCTATATATAATAACTTATTGTAAATCATATAATTATATTTAATATAGATAATCAAACAAATACAAAGAAAGAATCATTGTGATATATACTACTCTCTGTTGCAGAAGTAACACAATCAACATCTTCATCTGCATTATTAATAAGATCTCTCATTCCATCGTATCTGTTAGAAAACATAAAAACGTACCTCTGGTCATTTATCTGAAACTTGTATATAATACCCTGTTGTTCACTTGTAGGATACGGGTCAAATGTAATCCGTATTGACATTGGTTCATAACCGGTAGAGGTGCTTGAAAACGAAAAAGAAACTGGACTCTGGGTATGAATATTAAAAGCCGTACCTTCTCTAAGTTGATTCAGTACACTATTTATCTTATCCTGGCTAATTGTATCGGATTTGATTTTATTCATTAAATTAAATAACATGATTCTATCTCCAGGCTCTATTTCTGTTTTTACACAATGATAAATAGCTCCATTACCAGATCTCTGTTCTTCAAAATATCTTCTCCTACTCATAATAATACTCCTTTCTGTAATATTTCAAGAAACTAAACCCTTCAGACTCTCTTCTAAATATACCAGGTTTGTTCCAGTCATTTTCAAGATCGAAGGCCTCTCTTTCAAATACGATATTGTGATATGCTTTCTTGTGATTCCGGTATATACACAATCTTATTAGGTATTCAACCAGATACCATACATAGTACAAAAATACCGGGATAGTAAGCAGCCACAACATCCACCATCCTGCATGGCCGTTAAGACCGGATACTAATGCTATGATTAAGATGATTATAAAGCCCGTAGCAAACAACGCCTGATATTGATTACAATGCGTCCCTTCATGATATTCTGCCTTTAATGATATGGCATCACGTTCGGTAAATACGGCTCCAAACAGCATAATTGTTTTATAGCCGTCAATGAACGTAAACAACTTAGCTATCTTAGAATTGTAATAGATTTTCATTTTCCGAATTTAATTTTGTACCAGTTACACAATATCAAAAATTCAATAGGTGAATTAACACCATCCCATTCCCATTTATCTAAATAGGCCCTGAGTTTATCTCCTTCAACGCATTCGGCTTCTTGCAAGAAGACAAGATGAGGCATAAATAACTCCGATCCTTCCAAAGACTTATTAAAGAACTTAACCAGCCTCTTATTAAATCCAGGACCGTACCATGATTTTTCATTTGTGGATCCAAGACAATAGTAAGAATTGTTCTTAACTTTAATACCAAACCATTTACATACGTATGGATGATATACTCTATCTGCTAAGAATATAAATGGCTTATACCATAGGCAATGCCAGAATGTACTACACTCGCCTCCGAACTTCTTAAAAGCCCATCTGAATCCTCCTGAAAAATACCAGTTGTTGGCTCCTCTCTTAACCTTAACTTTGTATTTAAGATTCTTGTTACGGTTGCTAACCCTATCCCACGGCTTGACCTTATCGGTATCCATATCAGGAAGGAATGTCCAATGATGAAGCAAGGCACTGTAATAAGGATTGTATATCTTGTGTCTGTTCCTAATAACGTACTCAAAAATATCGTATCCTACTTGCCTGGCTTCTTCAAATCCTTTTTCTGACAAGAAAGCTAATATAGGAGCCAGATTCCAGATCTGATCTTGTGAAGTGAATGGAGAGAAGCATGGATCTTCGTCTTTTAACTCTATACCATTAGTGTACCCGGAACTTATTTTGGTAAGACCGAATTTGCTTGCATCTTCGCTATGGATATCGTCTCTTAAGAAAAATCCTTTTTCGAATTTGAAATAAATACCTTTATTGTTATTAAAAAATAGATCATAAGTAGTATCGGCAAGACGGGTAAGCACCAGTATGGCATTACGAACATCATCTTTTGTCTTGTAACCAAGAATCATTTCCGTATATACAAGCTGAAGATACTGGGCCAGGTTAATGGTTCCGTCGCCGACCCAGCCTACCCCGTTCTTCACCGACGACAGTGGGATGCACGAGGCCTGCTCTGTGTAGCTGGAATCATAAACGAAATCCCGGTAAAACACCTCCTTAATCCTATTGTATTTATCCCAAAGACTTTCCATCACCTTAACCTATAACAATAACACAATCACGCTTTTCCTTATTATAAACCATCGTACCCATCTTAGTGTACAAACCTTTTATATTTTGGTAATTGGTTTCACCATGAGCCGAAACGTTGGTAGTGATGCTGTCGGAGTAAACCTCCTCGCCACCTTCGTTAATGAAGTTAAATCCTTGTTTAACCATCTCTCCTCCAAGGTAGGCTGTAAAAGACACAACGACATTTCCTCGCCCTCTATTCCCATACCAATTACCATAGATATCGGCATTGATATTAGGCTCAGACTCGTCCATGCCCGGCGCTGATAGCAGGGTCTTCATCTTAATAAGCGCCCCTTCAAGGCCAGACTGCATGTTATCACCACCATAAATAAGGTAATCACCTACCTGTTGTTGGGTAGTAGCCCACTGCTTACTCCATCCAACGTATTTATTATCTACATCCGAGATGCCTGTATTGGTGAACCCAGTTGCAGTATCAAAATCAGAACCGTCTTCTGATTCCCATCCGTATCTAAGAACAAGATAATCGAACTCAGGAATTACAACGACCTGTTCGCCGGCAGCTTGTGTGATTGTAACGTTCTTACTCTCTCCACCAGCCGTTACCTTAGCTACGCCTCTACGATCTTCAGCTACCGGATTAGGGCCGGCTGTGAAGATAATATTTGCCGGTCCTACGCCTCTCATTTTGTCGGCAGTTACTATTTCGCTTGCACTAACTTCTAACATTTTGTTTATTTTTTTAATATTTCGAATACGTATATCCAACTCGACAAAAATACTATTGGGCAGTACATTGTCTCTACCAAACTTGCATCTCCTTTAAATTGCCTGATTGACCAAACAATCATAGATGCAATAACGCCAGACAAGTATATAAATAAAACTACCTCAATCATACCATTTTAAGTATATCGTCAATAACTGGATACGCCTTAGTATATATCTCAAACTCAGCACGGCGCCGCCTAAGAGGTTCGTACATGCCTTTTAATGTCATACCCATCATCTTAAGTTCGGTCTTAGCATTTTTCAGCTTAACCAAATCTTGCTGTGCATACAACTTGAACAAATCGGCAGCCCCTTGTGCTTCTCCATTATACATCAGTTCCTCAAAGAATCTCATCTTTACAAAATTATCTACATAATCCAATACCAGACCTTGAGGCGTATCTGGTATAATTATATTAGATTCTCCGTCAAAGGGAAGAGACCGGTACTGCATGTAAATAGGTCCATCGAAATTAGCATACAGGAATCCGTTTACGATATTTATCTCATACGGACTATCCTTTATTGCTTTATTCCGGCATCTACTCAAACAAGAATCACGAAGCATAGGCTTAGCAAGACCTAACATTACCGGCCGGTCATAATAGCAACGAACTTCATGATCGCGATCATGAACATTGATATAAAATTTTTCAACTATCACTTTCTCGCATTCGTCTTTACAACATTCATCGCAAGAACACCACCTATAACTTCTTTCGGTACGTTCTTTCCAGGCTATTGTATTTTGAAGTTCTGGTATCACCTTATCACCTTCCGGCACCTCATATCCTTTAAAATCGCATTTAAAAGCCAGAATAAGATCAAAGTAATCACCAGGCATACGAGCCTGCCCTCGCTTGACATCTACTACCGCTTCTTTGCGCATAGTAATATCGCCTCCAAACTTCTTCAGGGCAATTTCTACCCATTTGTAGATGGATACCTCATCTATCAGATCACGCTTGTCAAATGATCTTAAAGACGATTTTAACTCTATGATATAATTTTCGACTGTCATCTCTTAAAAAAAATGGAGGACAGGAAACAAACCTGACCTCCACAAAGATATGAATAATATGTATAACGCCCTATTTTGTGTTTTCAAAAGTTAGGATCTTCAAACTTGCCGTACTTCAAGAAAAGGCTCCTACACTTTTCCTTTATCCCCTTAAGTGTGACTTCATATCCAGCACCAGTCATGTAGATGGTTTGCTGATTAACTCTTTCCCCGGAATATTTGTCAACAAAATAAGATCGATAAACACCAAACTTGTTCTTAACAATATCACTGTACAGCTCCCATTTACCCTGTCCATTCCTGAACATAAACTTGACTTCCTCAAGAAACAAACGAAGATTCTTTTCTGCGATGATGATTCCATTCTGCTCAAGCTTCTTCGCCACATCTCTTATTAGCCACATGTTTTCATGATCCACCTTCTTAAATGACTCAGAAAACTCTATATCCCCTTTCTTTTCTTCTAACGTATTTACAGCTATTTCTTTTTCCATTCTTTCTTGCTCTGCCCTTTTATGTTCAGCCAAAGCAATAGCTTCCGCTTGCTGAGCTCTACGATACTGCTTAGCCCATTCTTCGGCTGCTTCTGCCGGATCAGTAAAATTTGGAATAGAAACCAAGTTTGATGTTAAAAATTCTTTTATCTTCGAGTTACACCATAATCTAAAATCAGTATCCAACCATCTCGCAAAATCTATGGCGAGATCTTCAAACATCCATGTACCTCCTCCATTTTCAGGACTTCCAAGCATAGTTGTAACTATCTGATTCTCAGAAATGTGGGAAAATCCCACCATTGACTTAATTAATTGATTTACAGACGGCAACCTTAGATACTCGGCAGGTTTCTTATTGAATGCTTTTGCCATCTGTGTGGCATTTAGCAATATACCATAAGAAGTTTTTATAAAAGAAACATTATGACCATTATAGCTAAAAATTTTAGATAATTTTACAGATAAATCCATTTCGTTGGATTCTGACGTCAAAATAATGTTACTATCCTTCGCATTGTTTTGAAAATTGTTTACCTTTGCCTCCATAGAGCTTTATTTGTATAAAGATATTTTGTTAGCATTATATCCGTCCGCTTGCGAAAGTAGACGGATATGCAAAAGTAGCGATTATCCTGTATCCACAAAGGGTGATCGCTACTTTTTTTCTACGACTTTCTATGTCCTAATTCTTTATCTTCGAAAACTCTCTTAATCTGGAAATCTTTAAACACTCTTCTTTTAGCAAGTATTTCATTGTACATAAATCGGTATCTTCGTCCTTTATTCATTTTAACCCTTAACTTCTTTTTTAAACTATCTTGTATTACAAAATGGTAATATCTTTTGGAGTCTGCGAAATCCATAGCCAGGTGGTTGTAGAGGTAGCCGTTGGTGCCGAGCCTGCTCACGATGTCCAGGTCCCGCCTGACGGCAAAGCGCTGCCCCGGTATAAGCACATGGCATAAGTATCCTACGTTATCTACGTAAACACCGGCATCAGCTTCCACATAATGTTCTGATACGGTTTTCCATATAATAGACAACAGTCTTAAAATCTCTCCTCTGTCTCTTATCATGCCTTTCTTAAAACCATTCTTTCTCTTCATAAGACGATGGTAGTAAGCTGCAAAATACGGTGATTGTATTGATGTTCTTTTCATTTGTTCAAACAATAATATATATAAAATTAGAGGTGGAAATATCTCCACCTCTAAGCTACTGAACAATTTGACTTTTCTGATTGGAATCAAGATTCGGATTTTCATCAACAGGAATCTGTAACCTGAATGCTACTTCCTTTATCGTCTCTGCTACCACGTACTCAATTAGCTTGATAGGACAGATAAATTCGTATTCCCATTCAGACTCACACCCTTTAGGTGTAGGATCGCAGGCCATTAACTCCAGCGCCTTCTTTCTTCTTGTTGTAAAGAACTCTACGTTAATAAGCTCTATATGAAAATCCGGTATATAAATATAGTCGTTTTCTACATAATAAAAAGGACGCCGTTCTTTAACGTATTTAGCATACGGTCTTTTTTGTTCATTACGATACGACTTTATTTCAGCGAACTTAAAAAATATGGTGTTATCTACGTTAGTCACCTTAGTAATAGCCGGTCTAAGGGCAGAATAAAGAAGCCCTGGAAGTTTATGCTTTGACCGCATAAGTGTATTACATAACGCAAATTCGGCATCGCAGCAAACTATTTTATCAACTTCAATCATCTCCAGGCAAGTAACGTAAGTTAGGAGCCGGTGGTCGCCAAGTAACGTCCCATCATCCCACCTCTGGGCTGTATAAGATTCGGCTTTGGTTCTACCGATATTCAATATCCATCTCCGGCTAACATGGGAGTCTTTATCAAGGGCATGAATGCCATTTATGACTCTTGATACAAATTCACCATTTGTAATCATACTCCCCTCCTTTCTTTTGCTCTGGATTCTCTTGATTTAGCATTCAAGATCCTCATATAAATCTCTCTTTCGCTCATGCCGGATATGGTTTTTATAGCATCATCCAACATAACTTTCGTATATAAAGGTTTAGGGAATCCTTTTATCTTAACCGGATCAGGAACTAACTTAGCCTTCCGATATTCATAAAATTTCTTAGAAGTTACATTAAGATAAGAAACAGCCTCTTCCCCGGTATAATACTTAGCCGGATTAGCAAGCTGCGTCCATGTCTCAAGATCGTTGGCTGTAAGATGATCGCATTCCCCGCTTAAAAACATCTCCTTTATCTTATCGCATACCGCCGCACCACTTTTACGCAGCGTCTCTGTCAGAATTTCCTTCATTTTCAAAACATCCTGTTTTAAATCTTAAAACAATAGAGGCAATGATTATCAACAGAGTAACAGCCATAACAGACCACACTACGATATTGTGCTCAATAGGCATCTCTATATTAACCGTAACCCATTCTACACAGATATTAAAAATCATGCTATAGATCAATAACCTATGCCATATACAAAACCTGAACATTCTTGAAAAAGCCAAGAGAAATAGGTCCTATGATAGAGAATGACCTAATATCGGATACAACCAATTAGTGATACTAAAAGGATAAAACTCATCAAAAATGCTGGCTAACATAATAACCTGCATCAATACAGGATAGTACTTTACAAACGTCACACAGACATTCCTTTGTCCTTTGCTAATAAACTTGTTGCTCATAATAAATTGTTGTTATGTTATTAAAATGGGGAAGGTGATCAGCACCTTCCCCTGGTTTTCAATCACTTTTTAGTGCTCGTCTTCTTTCTTTTCATCTTGCCTCCAACGCTACCGCCTTGACGCATTTTAGGTTTGTCTTTCTTATCGACTTCACCACCCTGACGAGCTTTCTTTTTACAAGCCATGATACTAAAATTTTAAAATTGAATGATATGCAATATTAATCATTTTTATTCTAATGGACAATACTTAAAACAAAATAATATAATCCAAAAAACATTCAAGGGAGAGAACTAAATCCCCTCCCTTGTTAATTATGCTGGATTAAGATTCATCTGAGAATAAGAGTATTTTAAAGTTCCTCTCTCATCACCGCACTCAGCTCCATCTACGATAAAGTTGTAAGAAGCAGGTGACTCATTATAGACATTAAATATACCACCATTCTTGGAAATATCTGTTTTTTCAAATTGTCTAACAGTAGCACTCTTATACAATTTGCCATCATAGGATACGTTTATAGTTCGTATATACCATGTAGTATCCTTATTCTCATCTCCAACATGAACATATCCTGCCAATATACCTCCCGCTACAGCTCCGAAATGCGAACAAGAGCTTCCAGGCTGTTTTCTCAGGGTTATAGTTCCAGTGCTTATAGTAGCTCCAGGTATCTCACGGTAACTAGAATCTACAACCTTGATGTCGCAAGTATAAATTCGTATATCTCCATTTTCATCTCCAGTCCACCCGAATCCAGCAATACACTTGCCGGCACCAGGGTTATAAGAAACATTATTCTTCTTATAAGTAGCCCAAGAACCGTTTTTCAATGTGATATGAGCGGGTACAAGCTTGACCTCAGCAGCAGCTTGTGTAACATTTATTTTCAATGTTTTACCACTGTCATTTTGAGTAAGCACAACGGATCCAGTACGAGAAGAAGGTGTACTTGTGTTGGCAGTTATCCTAAGAACACAAATCATACTATCAGAAGCCTGATTTTTATACTCAGTCGTAATCCAAGAAGGTTTAGACGTAGTGGCAAAACCATGATAAGAACCATTCAATGTGCTTTTGATTGTATATTGAGCATCATTAAATGCAGCTTGAACAGATAAAGATTTATCTGAAGTAGTATTATCATCGAATGTGAACTTATACAACATTTGTCTTGCCTGCGAAATACTAAGAGTAATTGTCTTTCCAGATTCATTTTGAACAAAAACAATGTCACCAGATCTGGAAGAAGATGTTGTATTGGCAGATAACGTCACCACAGCCTTCATACTTTCAGATGTCTGATCTCTGTAATCAACAGAACACCAATCAGGTTTTGACTTAACAGAAAAACCTATGTATGAACCGCTTTTGGTACTTATGATAACTTCTTCAATATCCTGAGATTCTCCAGTTACAGACCTCGACTTGCTCGTTCTTCCATCATGGAACTGAAATTCGTATGGAGCATATCCGCATTTTCCAACTTCAAGCTCGTATTTTACATCTTGATTTCCACAATCATCGTAACGAACGTATTTTACCTTATTGCTGTTGCTTCCAGATCCACATCCAACTTCTTGCCAAGAACCGTAAGATCCGCAATTACAGCAATTCCTACAACTTACAAAATATTGACGATCTATGCTACCAGAACAGCTATCACGATAAGCAACATACTGAGTATGGCCCACACAATCTCCTGTTCCGTAGTAAGACCAGGCTGTACAAGATTCTCCACCTCCATTAACCCATCTTGTGTCGTTATAAGAAGAAGAGCATGGATTGGTGTCACGTTGTTGCTTCTGCGACGTACAACCGTCGCAACGGGTACTTCCGGTATCCGACCAAGAAGGAGTTGTGCTATCAGCTACACAATCACCGTTTTTGTTAGCTACTGCCTGGCCTTGGGAATTTACAGCATCTTGAGCCTTTTTGTTGGCATCAGCTTGACTGATATTGGACGTAAATGGACCACCTACTTGATCTTGTGTTACGGTAACAGAAGAGCCATGCTGACAGGTTCCGCAATTATTTCTGGTGAAAACCTTACTTGCCTTACCAGTCCAGGTACAAGTTCCCTGCGCGTCTGCAAGAGCCTGCCCCTGCTGTTCAACGGCAGCCTGAGCCTTGCTATTTGCGTCTTCCTGACTTACGGTAGACGTAAAAGGACCGCCAGTTACATCATCTTGGTCTATGGTAACTTTAGATCCGACACCGCCGTCAGCACATTGCTTTGTAAATTGCTTGCTATATGTTCCGGTCCAGGTACAAACCTTTCCACCACCTTCTACCCATCGTTCATTTTCTCCACCATAACATTCGTTGGTATTAACCTGTTTTTTATAAGATTTACCACCTTCACATTTGGTTTCGAGCGGTTCCGAATCTTCCCATACAGGATCGGTGTTATCTGTTTCACATGTTCCGTTCTTGTTAGCGTAAGCCTGACCTTGTGCTTCTACGGCTTCCTGAGCTAATCTATTTGCCTCTTCCTGACTTTCATTAGAATAGAACGGTCCACCCACCATGTCTTGTGTTACGCTCATCGGAACGCCATGCTGACATGATCCGCAATTGTCTTTCGTAAATTCCTTGCTATATACGCCTACGAACCTACATTTACCTTTCTGATTGGCAATATTCTGTCCTTGGGCTTTAACAGCTTCCTTGGCCTTATTATCAGCATCTTCTTGACTTACGAAAGAAGTAAAAGGATTGCCTTCAACATCAGCTTCACTTACCTCTACTTCTGTTCCTGAATCCGGTATCTCACAGTCGTTCTTCTGGAACGTTTCTGAATAATGACCGGTCCAGCTACAAACCTTATTTCCGCCGTCTACCCAACGTTCCTGATTATGAGTTTCAGAACATTCATTGGTGTCACGTTGCTTTTTCTGAGACTTACCTTCGCTACATCTAAGTTCTTCCGGTTCTACGTCTTCCCATACAGGATCGGTGCTTAATGGCGTACAGTTACCGTTTTTATTAGCATAAGCCTGACCGCCTTCTTCTACGATCCTACGAGCTTCTGTATCTGCCGCCTCTTGACTTTCTGTTGATGTAACAGGGCTTCCATTTACCATCTCAGCCGTAACCTCCATCTCTACACCTTTATGACAAGCCTCGCATTCGGGAACGAATCTCTTGCTGTAATGACCGGTATAGACCGTCATATCTTCGCAATTCCCTTTATTATTGGCAATAGCCTGACCTTGCTCTTTGACAGCAGCCTTGGCCTTGTTATTAGCATCATCTTGGCTTACGGTAGATGTGAAAGGAGCACCAACAACATCTTGTTCGGTTACCGTAATCTTAGATCCTACCTGACCTTCAGTACAATCATTTTTGGTAAATTCCTCACCGTATTTACCAGTCCACGTGCAATGGCCGTCCCGGTTAGCTATGGCCTGGCCCTGTTGCTCGACAGCAGCCTGAGCGAGCGCGTTAGCCGCCTCCTGGCTTTCGTATGAAGTAAAAGGACCACCGGTTACATCGTCTTGGTCTACTGTTACCTGAGAGCCTACGCCTTCTCCTTCACAATTGTCTTTTGTGAATACCTTGCTATATACACCAACAAATTGGTTTTTATCTATGCAAGTACCTTTCTTATTTGCAAGATCTTGTTTCTGTTCTTCCATAGCAGCTTCAGCCAGCGCATTAGCTGCCTCCTGGCTTTCCCTTGACACAAAAGCATCTGGGTATCCGGCAAGATCCTTTTCAGTCAAATCAACGAAGCTTCCGGTCTGAGATTCGGCATCGCAATCATTTTTCTGAACACGAGCCGAAGCCTTTCCTATAAAATAATTAGGATCCTCAATGCATTCACCATTAAGGTTGGCTTGTTCTTGACCGTTTTTCTCTATATCATCAAGAGCTTTCTTATCAGCATCTTCTTGACTTACGTCTGATGTGTATTTACCGGCTTCTACTGTGTAAGTGTAAGGAGCTCCGATAAACCCATCTTCGCAGTCATTCTTATAAAATACTTTTGACTTCTCTACGTTATACCATAAATTTGTTTCACAGGTGCCATGCTCATTAGCATATCCCGGACCTTCAGCTTCCAAGGCTTCCAAGGCCTTCTGATTAGCATCTTCCTTAGAAACAGAAGAAGAGAAGCGGCCGGCTTCTACAACGTACTCCACCATAGATCCAACTTCGGTTACCTCACAATCTGTCTTTTGGAACATCTTGGATTTCCTGTCGTTGTACCATTTTATGGTATTGCAAGTACCATGAGAATTAGCATAGTCTTGACCCTTGGCATCCAACTCAGCTTCAGCCTTACGGTCAGCATCTTCCTGGCTTATGGTAGAAGAGAACTGCCCGGCTTCGATAGTCATCGTAACCAAACTTCCTTCTTCAGTATCAGGATCGCAATCGTTCTTTCTAAACGACTTTGATTTCTTAACATTATACCACAATATGGTTATACAACGACCATGCTCATTAACCCAGTTCTGACCATTTTGCTCAATGTCTTTCATAGCCTTGTCATCAGCATCAGACTGAGATATGATAGACGTGTATTTTCCGGCCTCAACAACATACTCAAGCTCTTCCCCTTTCTCTGTTTCAGGATTACATCCTTCTTTTGTGAAAAGAGCTGACTGTCTTTTATTTCTATAAACTACCTGTTCTTTTTTTTTATGAACTAACGTATATTCTTCAGATACGCTACCGTCCCTGGAAGACACCCTTATCTTGACACTTCTGTTGGCACCAGTATCATTTTCATCAAAGTAAATATTAACCTTGCTATTAAGGCCGCCTTCTTTCTTATCTATGTCTGCCCAACAATTACCTACTTTCATTCGCTAACCCTCCATCTTAAATTTTCGGGAGTTGTATTTACGTTGATTACCTCAGGAGACCCATCAGAATCAAGATCAACAACATCCTTGTCCAGGTAAATTTCCTCCTTATCCACAGACTCGCATTCAACTATTTCAATAACATAATCTTTTATATTGCTTTCTATACTTAACTGCGTGCTTGTTTCATCACCCTCAATTTGTTCAAATTCCTTATCCAATTTAATGTAAGGAACGACCTTTCCAGGCTGATAAATAGGAATCAGTACACCATTTATAGTTATGTTCTCATTAACTTCATTCCCATCCTCATTACCAGGCATGGAAACAATCATCGAAACCTGGAACGTGTCTTCAAGACCCGGATCACCAGGGAAACCATAATCAAGCCTAATATCATTGACGTCAATATTTAGACCGGAAGCGGTAGTAAATGCTTTTATAATACCCTTTATATCTTTCTCACCTGTAATAAGGGCATTGATAGAAGCGGCGTTGGTAGTAATAAGGATCTGCTTGTCTCCACCAGATATAGGGAACTCCAGCCTGCTAACCGAGACTTCTGTGATCTTAATGCCTTTTTGCCTGAAAGTAATAGCTTTCATACTTTCAGTATCGGATTTCTTCACAATTCGGATAGTGATTCTGTCTTCCCTTCCTTTCCAAGATGGAGCATCGAAATTCATTTTATCACGACCGACACCTTCCTTCTTGTCCGAGGTAAGCCAAGAACCATCATCCATCTTATATATTCTTTCTTTGCTCATAATAACCCTCCTTTATTAAAGTGTCAGTTCCCATTCAACGCCATCATCTACCACAACCTGTACCGTAGCCGTACCTCCTGTAGCTTCAAATGTTATGTCAGTAGGAATAACGTCGAATATCTCTTGTACACCTACACATCCTAAGCCACAGATAATGTCCTTAAACCATTCCTCTTTAGCATATTTTTTAAGAACCTCTTTAAAGAACTCACGAAGCCAATCTGAATCAATAGATTCCTTAAGTATGGTTTCTATTATCTCCTTAAGCCAAGATTCGTGCATTTCCTCTTTTAGAATCTCTTTAATAAGCTCGATAATAGTTTCTTTATCTAACTTATCAGAAGGCACAGAGCCATCAACGAGATTACCCCCACATATAAATCCTTTGCATTTTTCTGCCATTTCTTATCCTCCTAAATTAACAATGGAACCCATAAGAACTATTTGCTTCTTCTCGGTACACAACCCTCACTTCAGCAAGTTCATCCTGTTGACACATATCCCGGCAGAACCTAACAGTACGACCCTGGACTTTATACATATCAGAAGGTACGACACCCCCGCAATAAGATACAAGCAAAATCTCTGCCGGATCTTTCTTTAGAACCACATGAGAAGTACCGTCAAACACTTCTGTATTGACAGATCCACTTACGTTAATAGCCCTTGAAACGTATTTAGCTAAATTAGCTAAAGCTCCGTCTAAAGGCATACCATGATACAAACCAGCTTCTTCTATAGTTTCTCCATCATAGAATATGTTAGAAGAAGGAATATTGCAGTGATGCGGGCGTTCGCACCCACCATGACCGCCAAGACAACCGTTACCTGTTATTGCCATTGTTACTCAAAATATTTATTTTTTGTTTTAAAAATTCTATTTCCCTATCCTGATATTCCATACGGCATATCATTGCGTTGATTAAAGCCGTAAGATCAGATTTCTGAGCCAGACCAAAGTAGCCAGCGTTGATGCCGTCAGCGCAGTACACGCAGTTCGTGCATGTATATCCGTCCGGGCATGGCACCGGCGTCTCGTCCACATGTGGAACATATACGTGTTTACCACTTAAGTCCTTACCAATTTGTGCACTCTTTTCCATTTTGAAGTTGTTTTTCAAGTTTTTCAACTCTTTGTTTTAAAAGCGTATTTTCTTCAACCATCCTATCCAAAAACTTATCTATGTTTTCAAAAACCAGCTCTATATTATGCATAACCTCATTATAAGGCATGCCTGGAGTTAATTTGGATATGAATGTCTTGCATCCTGTATAATGAATGCAATGATCGCTTAAATGACCATACGGGCAATCGCATTCTTTTGGAAGAATTTCGCAATTGTCCGTACAGTCATTACACGGATCAGACCCGATACAGATATTAGATCTCAGAATATCAGGTCTGTCATCTTTACAAGTGTTACAATTCATGACTTTCTTTTTTTTGGTGCAAGATAATAATTTTCATTCACACCATCACAATAAGAAGTCAATCAATGTATTCCAAGCGGTTAGTGCTGCCTTTAAAAACGTATCCGCATCTGTTTTCTATCTCTACATCGGTAATAGGGAGAATAGCATCTTTGCCATAAGTAAGTTCGCATTTTGAAATAAAATTTACTATACCTTGATAATTACCATGAAATTCCCTTGCGAGTTTCCTACCGGTAGGAATCCCTTCTTTATTGGTTTCAGGAATACCTATCAAGCACTTTATCCAGTTTGGTTCATTCTTGTTATTGCTTCGTATTTCATAGTTCACGATATCAAATACAATACCTTCAAGGTTCTTGACATCGATGTTGTCCGCATCCATTTTCTTATCAATACGAATCGTGCTTGTTAAATCTCGTAATTTCATGATATTTTCTATTTTTGACATTAATGAATAACTGTCACAGTGTTTTAAAAGACCGAAGTAAGAAGACCAGCTTTCATTTGTAATACACTTCTTCGCGTCTTTGGCTACCCTCTTCCTTATTGTCACATAACCTTTATTGTGTTCAGATACGCCTTTGTTATTACGGTGGAAAACATACCCGCAAAAATCAAGAGGTCTATCCATGTCTGTTATAATACAAGTATGCCTTTTAGATCTTATCTTAAGCTCATACCACCAATAATTCTTAATCCTCCATTTGGCAGTATTAGCATCCTCCTTAGTATAGAAAGCAAGGAAATTATCGTCGGCATATCTCAATGAAAAAGGAGCTATTCTCTTTGCAAGATCATCAAAATCTTTCATAAGGAGATGATGAATGAAAGGACTTGTAGGAGTCCCTATAGGCAGCTCTCCAGATACGAAACTTACGTCTATTACAAAATCTATAAACTTTTTATTTGAAATAAAGTTCTTAAGTACTTTTCTAAACACTTTGTCTTTTACATGGTTATAACATTTACGTTGATCTATAACCAAACAATACTTCAAATCAAGTCTATCATAATAAACATGCTTCATCTTTTTAATAAGAGACCTTGATTTAGACGATGCTGTTATGCCAAATCCCGGCTTACAATTAAGACCATTCATATTATCCTTCTCATAATACAAAGGACCTAACTTTACTAAAACAAGATGCTGATAAATTCTGGTGGTAAGATCCGGGCTGTTTATTTCACGAACCTTACCATTCTTGTTTTCTTTTACAAGTTTGCGATATTTGATTTTGCTAACATAAGTACCATCTAAATACCATTCATACAATTTTAACGAATTACCATCAAAATCAAAATTGAAATTAACAACATCATTCTTTTTAGAATGGTTTTTAAATGCTGCTTCGCATGCTTCTCTAATATCATCCAAACTTATATCTATATAGTTTGAAACTGATTTCAGTTGTGGGCTAATGACGGGCTTACGACCGTCGCGCATCTCTATCATATTTTTATCATATAACCTCATACGCTTGTCTTTTATTGATTCTCCACTCCTGGGAAAGATTAAAAAGAATATACCCAATTTTTTAGCCCACACAGGGCAAGGCCGCAATTGTTGCGATTCGTATTAGAAGTGGCGTTATTCGCATTCAGATTACGAGGCGAGCAATTGCCATTGTTCGCATTACCGCCGAAACGAGCAGCCAATTCTTTTTAACCTTTTTCTCAACCGTTATTTGCTATTTCAGAGATCAGATCCCAATGTAAGACTTGTTAGCAGACTAACGGATTTCATTGAATAGCTTTTTATTGTTTATAATGTTAACTATCCCTGTTGTCTAATGACATTGCAAATGTATGTATAATATTTTATAGCTACAAAACAATTTGTATTAAATATTTTAAATTTTTGTTTTGTAGCTATAAAATATTATATTAACAAGATACGGCTGCGCCGTGATATAGTATAAAAGGCTGCGCCTTAGCGCTGCGCTTATGATGGCTGCGCCATCAATGGGTTGCACCCATCAAACCTGCGGTTGACTGACGTCTAATAACAACTGGGCAAGGCCGCAAGTGCGGCGACTTGTAGAAGAAGTGGCGTGATTCGCAATAAGATAACGAGGCGAGCAAGTGCCAGTGTTCGCAGTACCGCCGAAACGAACAGCCACTCTGGACTTTATGCCGATAGCTGAAGCCCAGTTGCAATTGTCCCATGTATAAAAACATTCTCCTGATCCGATACCTCCGCCTTTTTTATCCTTCCATCCGGTATAAGGGATACGGTGTAAAGCATAACTATCTCCTAAATTTTGGGTAGTTGCTATCTTTTTATATTTAGATTCAAAATTAAAAACCTCACCATTATTTATAGTAGACCTTTTCTCATATGTCCATTTCTTTTGATCTGGCTCTATATAGATATCAATAGTATTACCTATACGAGTAACATTAGGGTCATTTAAACAAGTTCCTACCTGTTCGTATCCTCCTCCACAATATCTAAAGATGTCTCCAGACAAATTCATACCATCGAATAAAGACATCCTTAAAATAACTTCCAAATCAAATTCTGCTGGTTCGTCATTTTCGTCTAAGGCTGATATGGTACCAGTCATTTCCTTAAACACAATAACATTCATATGACCTTCAGCCATACTTTTGGTTCCCTGAACGCTCTTATACCAATATTTTCCTCCATAAAAATCAAACTCTAATCCTTCCTCTACTCCTGTCTCAAATGCAAAAGAAGCAGCCATCTGACTTTCCATGCACTGTTCTTTAGGATACTCTAAATTTATGAGATTAGAAAAATAAGTTTTTTTAGTAGGTTCATAATGGATAATAGAAGCATCTGTAGCCCATGCTCCATACAGCCACGACTCTTCTCCCTTTTTACGGTATTTCACTCCTCCGTATTTGCGATAATTGACATCATTACCTATTCCGTTATTACTTGATATTCCGGAACCGAAAGTGTCTGGATTAGCTAAGTATTTAGTACCGTACAGCATTTCAAGGTATATGATATAAGCATTCAAGGTCAAAAAACCACCTTCTGAAAAAGGATAAGAAGATTCTGGATCTACGTTATTAGCCCTTGAATACTTAGCTATATTGATTTGATTTACATCATTGCATCTCGGATAAGTTCTTCCATTTAAGAACATTGTACATGCGTCACCAGCTCCGGATCCAGATTTACAATTTGTTTCTCCCTCATACAAGAAAAAGAAAGATCTTGCCTTGGAGTCTACTGTACATACCGGTCCAGGAGATAAGGCCGTGGGCGGCAGCACAGGGCACGTCTGGCGCAGGTCAAGTCCGTCCAGCATAGGAACCGTGTCTGCGTCGTACACACCAGACCATATTTTCCCGCTTTTACCAACTACCTTATCAGCTACATATAGACTCTTGCTACATCCTAAGAATATGCTATAATTCTTTGAAGTAGTCTCCCAAGGTCTTAAAATCCTTACCTCTGATCCTGAAGCATTATAAAGTTTTTGACTAATGCCATACTCTTCATAAAAAGCCTTAGCGTCAAATGCTCCGGCATCACAATACTTATTTTTATGACCGCTATCCAAATACAGTTCCACATCGCATTCGGCTCTCATTTCCTCGGTTATACCTACCGTAGGAGCAAAATCTCCGTTTTCAAATCTAAGGAGATTGTTCTTACGAAGCTTTCCAACCGGATGTACCTTGTCTCCGGTATTTTGAGTCATGTCTATAAGGTAGAAATCCCAAGAAGGGAGAAGGCTTTTGTCGCCAACTGATTCCGTGGCTTCTGGAGGAAGCTGATCCTCAGCCCAAGCGGATGCCGATCCTGAAGCACCTTCTTTAAGAACGTTGAAAGTATTACCATCAGACAAAACAAAAGGCTCAGATTCCTCCCCTTTCTTCGATAAAAACTTTTCCCTTTTACCAACTTGATTAACGACGATGTTCTTCTTAGCCTTATTCCCTTCATCGGAAATAGTGTAATTCAAAGTCGTATCAAGACCTTCATTTATTTCAGAAAACACCGACACCAGTTTATCATTCTCACCTTCTGTCGGATTAAATTTTACGTTGCTCATTTTCAAAAATCAAATTTGCATTCATCAACAACAGGCTCGCATTTGGTATTTTCATTAACCCATTTCATGCCCTCTTCTTCCAGTATCTTCTTAGCCTTTTCATTGGCATCATCAACGCTAATGAAAGACGTTACGGTACCGGCGTATATCCTCCTGTATTTCTCAGGAGCCTTCCATCCTTCCTTACAACGTTTACTAAACCAACCATGTTGATCTTCGTTGTAATAAACGGTTTTACATACTCCAGATTCGTTAGCGGCAGCCTGCCCCTCTTGCTCAAGGATCCTCGCAGCTTCGTAGTTAGCTATTTCGGTACTGAACTTAGACCATACACGACCGGCCTCTACCACGTAATGTATAGGCTGTTCTTGCTTTTGACCATCAGGGCAATCATTTTTAAAGAAATCCCCTTCCTGTCTTGTGTTATAATAAACCTTGCAACATCCACCTACTTTATTAGCATACAACGGACCTTCTTTCTCCGCAAACTCTTCCGCTTTCCTATCTGCATCATCTTGGCTTATATCCGAACAAAATTCAGCTTCATGAACGATAAACGTTTCTTCAGAACCAAGATCTTCCGGACAATCCGATTTCTTGAAAGCTTTTCTGTATTCTTTGTTGTAATACATCTTTTTCATGACAAGATCTTATTAAGTTCTTCTTTGAATTTATGAATCTCGTCCGGACACAACCCACATTCCCCTTCACAGACGATTCTTCTCATACGATCTATTTTAAAAACCGTATCCATATCAGGCTTGATACCTACCTTATACTTATGATATTGTAGATACTGATCAGCCTTACATGCTATAAAACGATCAGCACACTCACATAAGTAAGATGAAGGGAAAAGAATTTGCTGTGTACTTCCGGTAGCTGCCATATCACCTTGACGTAAAATACCTGGCGTATTCTTTATTTATGTATTCAGAATAAGTAGCAAGATCATCCGGATCCGGGCACTCGTTCTTCAAATTAACGATCCACCCTCTTACCAGCTTTTGAATATCAGCATACCTTTTACTTACACCTCCTACAAACCTGAACTTGCGATGAAGGTCTATGATTTTCTTGTCCAATACAGCAAGTTCATCGTATTTCTGAATACAAGCCGCATTAGAATCAGCTTTAGGTGTCGTATTCGACTGAGGCTTTATAGCCCGACTTTTATTAACAGAAGCAATGTTGCTTCTTCCACATCCGCATCCCATAACTTATTGATATTTAATTGATTATATTTTACAACCACAATTTTCGCAATTATTGAGAACGTAAATCAATTTAGATGCTTTTTCGTATAATTGTTTTACGTTTTCAAAATTCCCTAATCTCATATTAGCTTCAGCCGCAGCCAGCAAAAATTCTATTTCTTTTATTTTATTAATAATGTCATCATCCTCATGATCACATAACACAGTTGACCTGGCCCATACTTTATCTATGTTAAGACGGATCAGATCCGTTTTTAAATACTTTCTGTTAAATGAATAAGAGGAAGGACTGCCTTTTATGGTAATATCGTATATACCATCTTTTAGGTTTTCAAAATCATTTCCGCGACCTGGATTTATGCCAAGGGTCTTACTATTGAATACATTCAACTGATTCTTACCAAGATAATAAACATACTTATTCTCATCTTCAGGTGGTACGATCTCTATAATAGCCGGCCTGTCTGCCAATATCCCCCATTCAGACTGATCAGCTATGCGAAGCGTTTTAGGATTGTTTGTGCTTATAACCTCAAAATCAAGATGGATGTTATTCATACTCTCCTCCCATCCCATTCTGGTAAGGGAATCATCGTATCTGGCTGTTATATCAGCTCCCTCTACTTCAGTACTATTAACACGTACCTCAGTACCATTTATCTTGACTCCTACTATTTGGGCTACCAACGACTTAGCCATACCAAACATAGGAACTATGATTTCTCCGTTGTAATCAGTTCCTTCATTTGGATACTGCACTACTTCCGTCTTGTACAGGCCGTCATTTCTTCTGGCTACTATTCTAATAACCATCTGATTTTCTACATCGTAGTCGGTCATTACTATCCTGACATAGAAAATGTTATTTCTTATCTGTGGTAAAATATCGATATAGTTCATACCTTATCTTTTTCTACAAAGATAAGTAAATGAGGTGATAAAAGTTTAAACTATTGGACATTAAATAAAAGGTGAGGTGATTGTCACCATATCCGATAATAGATTCCAGCGCCTAAGTAGGGGGAGAAGCCCTCGCGCCCAACTCCATACCCTGCCGTCAGTCCTATGCCCCATCGCCGGCTCTTTTCGTATATTATTTCTTTTTTATGGTAGATGATCATCGTATCTAAATTAGGTCTGTATCCGCTTATAACAGCCCGATAATCATCTGTGTTGTATGTTTTTCTCTGTATTGGTATATTGATATAAACAGTGTCTTTTATCGTATCTTTTTTAACTATAGCATCCATAGGGAAAGGTATTTCTACCTCCCCTACGTCAACTATATACTGAGGAACAGGAATAGGTTGGATAATGGTATCTATTACCGTATCTATTTCTATATCGTGTATTATTTCTTTCTTCTTGCATGTTTTACCAAATAAGAAAGATATAAAACACAGTAGAAGAACTCCTAACACATGCCCGGCTCTCATTTTTTGCAAACACATCTTTTACCCTCCTTATCTTCGTCTAAAAGCTCTTGTATATCACCGTTGTTAATACCTTCTTTAAGCTCTTCTCCGAATGGAACTTTTTGCCACCAACTTACTTTGCTAAAGAAATACTTAACGCCTTTTACTATCATTAAATCAGGTGCAAGGTCACCGAGGCGCTTGAATGCCATCCCACCGTATAATATTAAGGCGAATATCGTAATCCACTGAAGAAGCATATCTATAAACTCTGGAGATTTATGTCCTCCCATAGACATAATAAGATCCATTCCGGATATGGTAAACAACCCGAAAGAGCAGGCCGCGAACTCAAGAAGGATTTTCAAAACTCCCATTTCGCTTATGCATGTCAATATCTTAAAAGGCCTCTTTCTCTTTCTTCGGATATAGCAGTGTTTGATACTTTTTATAGTAGCTAACAAAAGATTTATAGCTAATATAAACAATATAGAATATATAAGGTGGTGAATCTCCTGGAAATTCATCCACAACGCTGATAATCCGGAAATGAGAAAAGCCCAGAAACTTTCTAAATTCATCCTTCCTACAAAACGATAAGCCATATTAGAACATAGTTACTTTCTTGCTACTTCCAAGAGAGTCATATACGTCAATATGGACCCAATTGGTACCTGATTCTAATCTAATGGGACAAGGAAGTAAATCCTGCGACTGAATTATTTTATTCCTTGTCTCTTCTGCCGTCATACCCTTGGCATCGAAATCGATAGCTGCTCCAAGCATATGAGGACTGATATACAACGACCCTGATACGGTTTTAGATTTTACTATATCCGAGATATTGTTCCTAAACCCACGCTCATCAAACCTTCCACCCGACTTCCAGGTATTAACCGTCATCGGAGTTTTTAAGATGTCTTTCCTTAAAACCAGTATCGTGTGAAGCAATTCAGTTCTTAAATACCTCCAGCAAAGATCTTTGTCTCTATCGTACTCTTTAGGACCAACTAATTCAACAATACTAAAATACTGACTCAATTCTTTTATAATATCTTTTCTTTCCATAACTTAACCTTTTTCACAAAGATAATCAGAACCTTACCGAATATGAAAATAAGTAGGTATTGGATTAAAGAAAAACCCCTGCATAAATAAATATACAGGGGTTATCCATAACATTAACAACAAATCACGACCTAAACAACCCTTACATATCCGGCTGATACAAGATCAGCAAGATTCTCGTAAGCCAAAGGGATGCCTGAATCTCTTATGCAAAGATACTTAATTTCTTTGTCAATGTAATACTTTCCATTCTCTAAAATAGAATTATATACCCAAGGAATAGGATCGTCTATCGTACCTGAATGTTTTTCCTGAACAACCATATACAAACTTTCGGTTCCACCTCCCTGACCAGGAACCCAGTCGGCTTGGAGATTATGATTTTGCCTTACTTCAAACAGGGTCCAATCCAAATCCGAAGGTTTGTTCTTGCTACGGAAACGTTGCCCTTTTACAACAGCCGTACCCATAGGAAGACCTTTGTCGCCGTAAACTCCATCCTTATCCCAGATAGGGTACAACCCCTTTATCTTAAGAGCAAGATTTTGGTCGGTGTTTTCCAACATAGCCGGCGTGTTGATCATCGCCCTCATATACATAGCTGTAGCCTTCTCCGGATCATTGGCTTCAAGGATCTTATTTTTTTCTATGATCTGATCCTTTGTCCTTACCAACTTCTCAGGATAGCCTTCATCTACTTTCATAGACTCAACTTCACTCCTGTTGGTTTTAGAAGCTATTTCCTTTTCTATAGCAGCAGTACGATCGTTGCACTCAGATTCATATACATGCATTTCATTCATTGCCGTATTAGCAATATCAAGCTCGTATTCTGAATCTGCTACGGATACGGTATATATCCCGCTTCCTTTTGCTACATCAATATCGTTTTTAACCTTCTGCCTCATGCTACTGTTATACCATATCTGTTTACCATCCAGACTATAAGAACGGACAGCATCAGAATAAGCATATTCCCTGGCCTCAGAAACTTTCTTATCCTTAGCCTTGGCGAGCAACTCCTCTTCAGTTGGTCCAGGAGGCTCAGGGTCAAGCTGCATGGCAATAACTTCTTTCACACTCGCATCAGGATTGTCTTGATGGAATTTTTCTTGACCAGAATCAAGGAAAACCCATTTACCATCTAAGAAATCTTGGTAAGAATACCCTACTTCGTAAGAAGAAGAGTCTAATTCGTATTCCCCCCAGTAAAAACCTTTTACGTTTTTATTTACATAAAGCATACTCTATCCTTTCTGTTAAGCTTGTTCACCTACTCTAATAACCAACTTATCATTGATATACCAGATACTTAATTCTATAAAACTATTTTTAGGTATCACTACGCTATCGCCTGACATACTCTGGAACTGTCCAGAGGTAGGAAGCGGCTGTGCGATGTCCGTGCCGGTGGTGTTGTTAACCCGCACCTGCCACTCCCTCCCAACATACTCAGAAGATACGGTCATAGACAGATTCGTAGCAGAAGCGACGTTGGCTATGATATTATGAGCACCTTTTGGTAAATTTGCCAATGTTGTAACAACCTTAGGGGGCATAGCCATAAAATTCAAATAAGACAATATCGTATTAGACAACGTAACCAGATTGTTCATAGCCTCATATGTCTTATCTTGAATAACAACAAAAGTCCCCACCTGAATTTCTATATCATATTCAGATGCGCCTACCGCTGAGTCGGTATTAGCAAATGAGGCAAATACTATTTTTAATTTAAAATTATTTTCAAAATCATTACCTTCTAAAAAATAATTCAAATAATAATAATCACCATCTAACTTACCTAATGTGATATTGTTATTGTATGCATCCAAAACTTTTGCAAACGAATTTCCATCAAGAGATCCGGAATTACCAGAAAATATGGATAAATCAAGATAGCCAGAATCTACTCCTGTACTTACCATACCAAGAGATTCAAGTACCTTAGTTCCACCGTCTTCAGTAACCAAAATATATTCGTTATACACGTTTTTAGTTTCTGTAGATGCCACATCGTCTTTTACAAGATACATGACATTATCCTTCGCTTCTTCAACAGTAGGAAGTTTGCTAACAATTTGCTTCCTCCACCCTGCCGCCGAAACAGCATCATCTATGTACTGTTTTGTTACATGATCTCCCCATGTCATATTACTAAGAAGAGTCTTGCTACCGTCTTGACTTCCGGCAGGGGGAGCCGGGATAAGGCCTCCTTTGCCCGACTCTGAGCCCGTCCCAGGAGCGGCCTGCACCACATTCTCAAGTCTGGAATCAACCTCCTGACCTTCGAATTTACTATTATAACCTACTTCTGCCATTTTTTATTTTTTATTGATTTTGTCCAACAATTTCTTGATCTGGTCTACGATATCCATCACCGCGCCAACCTTGTTTTTTACGTCCTCAACCTTCTGATCAATCTTAGAATCCAAAGCCTTTAAACGGTCTTCGTTTTTACGATACACTAAATACAGGGATAAACCGATGATTGCTATCGTAAGGATATTAGCCAAAACGCATCCGATTATTATCTGAAACATGATGATTATATGGTAGATAACGCTACCACACGCTTTAATTATTCAACTTTTTACAAATATAGCAATTGTCCCAACCATAACAAGATCAAAGATGCTCGTTATTAACATCGGACACCCATTCTTTAGATGAAAGAATAGATTCAAACTCAGAAGAAGAGCTGTCATATACCGGATACGGGTATTGAGGTTCGTCATCAGCCTGCATATCTAAAGACTTGAATAGATGGTCATAATGTTCTATGTGCAAAATAACTTTAGAACCATCTACACTCGCTCTTGGGCTTCCTATTCCTAATTCACGTCTCTTTTCTTCAGATACGGAATCATATACTTCTTTTGGTATGATAATGAATTTCATATTACTTTGATTTTAGGGTTTGTAAATAGTTATATGCTTTGATACATTCGTCTTTGGATAAAGTACTACTATAAATTCCAGCTAATTTAGTTGCCGACTCAGCAAATTGAATACTTCCATCAAAGCCTAAATTTACCATTGTATAATTTGATGATATATTGCCAGGCACAATATTGTATTCATTCCAATTTTCATCATATACTTTACCCTCTGAAGTTACGGCTCTCACTACATTTGATGGTATCAAGGTTTTATTTCCCTTTAATACGACATACACACCACTATCTTGAAGATTTTGGATTCTAACCTTTGCTGATAAGTCAAAACCACAATAAGATATCTTTTTAACGGGGAATTTAAAATCTAATATAACAGTAAAATTTTCGCCAAATTTAAACTGTTTACTAACCACTTTATCATCCACCCCATCAGTAACTAGATAGCCAGCATATTCACCTTCTTCATTGTAGCCACTCCCTTCAATAAACCCAAAATTAGACAGTACAAGATCATTACCATTGCTCGTAATGTTGGCAATAGTAGCACGATCTTCGTCCTCGTTGGTTTTGCCTACCACTGTCCATGCCTGGTCGGGGAAAAGCCAGGGATAGGTTTTAACGAAGTAGTCTTTGATCTTGGTCAGTTCTTCTTCGGTGGCATCGTGGTCAAGAAATACAAGTTCCCAGATAGCAAAATTAGAAACGGTTGGGAAATTTTTGCTTCCCTTCCCAACTACCAATTCATTACTTCCTATAAAACTCTCAGGTTCTATATTTTTACCATTATATAGTTTAGATGTTTGATAGGAAAATGGGGACTTTCCCCTATCAACAGAAGACACGTGCCCAAAAGAAATTGCCACATTAAGAAAATTGATTCTTAAATTGTTATACTCAAACAAAAATGCACCATCCTGACCCCAATTTTTACAGTTAGAAACCAATGCCGTTGAATCATTTTTTTCTTCTATCCACTGTCTCAACGCCACAACCGTATATCCCTTTTCCTTAGTCAGAATAGGGAAGTTATCACAGACACCGTAATCGTCTACTCCGTCAAAGACGAGTGCACCTGGGTAGAGAGGAAGAATTTCAATCGTAAACTCTCCTCTGGTTGCGCCATATCCGTTATAAAAGTATGTTGGTTTCCCTGCCTCAACAATATCAGCATCAACAGTATATATGCCATCTTTGTTCCATGTACCGTAGACAGTATTCGTTGTTCCAAAAAAAGCTAATGTTAATTTATTTCCAGGCTGTAACCCCGTTACCCTAAACGTAAAATTCATGTGCTTAACACCAGGTGGGGTAGCTATAAAGACATAATCATCTAATGTGAATTTGTAGAATGTTTGGTAATTTTCATCGCCATACCCACCTACCCCGGACATTCCCTTCCAAGAGAAGTTTTTCAACTGTATATCGTGTCCGTTACCCGTTTTATCAACCCATACAGGATTGGCAGCCATCTGTTCATTAGTAAGACCTAATGCTGAATAACGAGCTACAATTCCTTCTATATCAGGAAAAGAATCCACTCTACATGGTAAGTCCGATATCATTTTAGCATACTCTTTAAAAGGTATGGAAGTAGGTACATCATACCCTTTGGATATAAGGGCTTGCCTTATATCCTCTTTGGTATTTATAATCCTCATTAACTTATCTGATATGGTTCCCATCACACTTCCTCCCCGTTTATGTAATCCAATACCAAACCTATATCTCCGATGTCCGATTTTATTGACTCTCCTTGAGAATGTATTTCAATAAGTTTCTGATATAAAGTGTTATCCCCTATACGATTCTTATCTGTAGCTTGTTCTTCGATTTTGGCTATCGTATCAGGATCTTCGTACTTAACACCATCAGGACCATACCATTCGTCTGTTAAATTCGTGTATTTATGACGAACTGGAGTCGATTTAGACTCCAGTGTTACTAAAAAATATTCGTTACAGCTCATGACAATAAGATTTAGTGGTTGCAACAATTACATCTACAAACTGTTCTCACGTAGCCAGAGGGAATGGCAGCCAGCTCCGTCCCTACGGCTATCGCTGGGTCAGTGCTTTCCATGACCATCAGCGCCATCTTGTCCACGTCAAGGTCATTATCGTAAACGATTTCTCCCTCAACGTAAATGCTCCCTGCATCAGAAACGTAGCAGTTTTTGACCTGTCTTATATGGCGCTGTGTAGCAGACGCAAAATCACACTCAATACTTAACCACCCTACCGGTATCTGATCGATATTGGATCCGATATTGTAATCAGGGTCGGTTGTTTTAAGAACCATATGTCTTAATTCCCTCGTATTTCCGTATCCGTCCATTGTTATGTATGTTCGGATCTGAACCTTACCCTTTTCCGTCTTATAACAGTTTTCTACTATTTCTGTATCGGATGTAGTAGCATCAGGGAAATCACAAACAATACGCTGCCATCCTTCTTGTATTTTGCTGAATGTGGCGCCTCTTTGTATATCAGGGTCGGTCGTTTCTAAGACAATAAGATACTCGTCCCGGACACCTATTATGCTATCTACCGACCTGTATCCACCAAGATGTATTTTACCACCAGGAGTAGTATAACATTCATCTACGGACATAATATGTCTTTCTGTAAGATCAGGGAAGTCGCATTCGGTTTTCGTCCATTCGTTAGGTATCTTATCTATTCTCGTCCACTGAGGATAGGCGGCATCCGTTGTCTTAACAATATAATAATACTGTTCCCTTACACCAAGAACGGCATCAATAGATTGATAACCTTTTATATTGACCTTACCACCATCAGTCTTATAACATTCGTCTACTTCAACAATTTCCCGGTCCGTCATGTCAGGAAAATCACAGACCATCCTCACCCAATCTTCGGGAATGGAATCCAGCACGGTTCCTACCTTAATATCAGGATCGGTTGACTGAAGAACGGTATAAACCTCTTCCCTGGCTCCAAGGATGTTATCTATGGCTACCAAACCTTCTACTTGCACTTTTCCTTTTTTAGTAGTGTAACATTCAAGAACGTAAGTTACGTCTCGTTCTGTCATGTCAGGAAAGTCACAAACCATTCGAACCCAATTCTCTGGAATTAGTTTAAAAACATGGCCGGCAGGGAAATTATCGTCCGTCGATTGAATAACGGTATAAATAGATTCCCTGATATTTATCTTATCATCTATGGCCTCCAATCCTTCTATTTCAACCTTACCATCCGGAGTCTTATAACATCTGTTGACGAACGTAATGTCGCGTTCTGTCATATCAGGAAGATCGCAGTCGATCATAACCCACTCGTCCGGTATTTTAGTAAGAACTTTACCTACCGGATTATCCATGTCGGTACTGTCGGTAATTCTATGGGTTTCTTTAAGAACATCCATCTGATCGTTAAGAAGATACCAACTCCATACTTCGACCTTTCCACCAGGTGTACGGTAACAGGTTTTGAAATCTTTGATAACTTTCTCAGCTATGTTAATCCACTCCCATTCGGTTGTGGCCGGAATACCAGAAACAGGATGCTTCTTACCTTCTTCGTCAAGATACCAATAACAGCCATTTAAGGACACAACCACTTGGTAGATTTTGTCCCCTATTTTTATACCGGATTTGCTGTCATCTACCGGTTGGGAGGAACCCCATTTTCCAACTATGTTGGTTATTTTATCAATGCCCCTACCTAAGGCACCGACTAAAGAATCCACGCCGTTCATATGAAACTAACTTATTTCAAATTGTTTTATTACAAAAAAGGGGGTGGAGGACCAGCCTCCTCCCCCTTGGGATATATAGAAAAAAGGAAAATCAAATCTTGCAGGGCTTGATATTTGCCGAAGCAGCTAACAAGTCCATAAGGTCTTGAATACCTTCGTGAGCGCCATACGGTACATGGAAGTGTACTGTAATATGATCATCAATTACCCTACCGAAGCCGTTAGAGTAACGTGCCGGCTTCAACGTTACTGAATAATCAGCATACGGAGCCAACAGGTCTAAGCGGGTTTCTTCGTTGGTAAACATCCGTTCCATAAGTTCTTGGTGAGTCTTACGGAAGTCGAAGAACATACGTTGTTCGCGTTCTTTATCCAGCAATTCAGCGCCGAGGTGAGTACGCGGAGCCCAGTGCTGTTTGTATTCGGTATGGATCGGGTTGAAGTACGTGCTGATAGCCTCGCGCTGTTCATCCGGATAACCGCCATTTACAGCAATACGAACAGATCCTTCTTGGAATGTCAGACGGTCAATCAAACAGTCGGACGGAGAAATCATGTAGTCAATACCACGGAACAAGATACCGCATTTGCAGTTCTTAGGAATCGGATCGGCGATAATGGACTGATCTCCTGCTACGGCACCCAAACGTTTCCAGTTACGTCCACGATAAGATTCGGGAGCTTTAGATACGAAGAAGTCTTTGAAAATTTTATCGCATTCGTCGCAAACCATGTTAGTAACGACCGTTGTTTTGAATTTGTGTTGACATCCACCAGGTGTACCGTAATCTTCGATTGTCAGATACGGGAATGCTGCCTGCAATTCTTCTTTAGCACTGTTACCACATTCATCATCCGGCAACGTGATTTCATAAGCTTCTTTCGAAATCTTACAAGAACCACATGCTTCCCAGCTAACGGTAGTAACAGTAGGATTGCTACACATATCTGCTGTTTTAGCAACGAACGTTACTGTGGCAGTCGGATTAGTTTCTACAAATGCATCGATATCAGCCTTCGTCAGTTTCTTGCTTACGGCCACAGTGTACATACCTACGCCGCCATCTTGGGCTGCTGTTTTCTCGGCAGTGCTACTAACGGCATTCTTAATGCTTTCTACTACAGTAGACTGATCAACCCCATCATCCTCTAACGTTACGGCATAAATCAAACCTCCGTCTACCTTAGTATATCCATCAGGGCACTCTTCGCATCCTTTCATGATAGAAGACAGTTTTTGAGTATAATCAGAAGGCTTACCACCTTCTTTCATCACCTGATATTTAGATGTAGAAAGATGACGTCCTACTCTCTTAATATCCAAACCAGGATAAGCAGCCTTAAGCTGAGCCAAGGCATAAGCGTCGCCGGTATCACACATTTCCATACAATAGAAATTCATGTCGGTTTCCACCGGAGCTTTTTTCAACTCATCACAAGAATGGATAGGATGGATTTCTACAAAATCACCTACCTTTCCACCGCCTGCAATCGGCTGATTCTTGATACGTTCGATTGTTTTCAAGATAGCAGCCAAAATATCAACATCTTCGCAAGGATCACATTCTGAGCACATATCCTCACGACCCGGACAGTTTTCGAAAATGATGTAATCATCGATATTTACCTCACCCATCGGATAACCACGAAGCTCAAACAAACGTCCTGTCAGCTTAATATGGATAGGGATACGATCGCCTTTTCTTGCTGTAATAGCTGTACTGTCGTCAATTCCGTTATAACCGAAAATAACTTCATCTACTTTAATTTCTTTGCTCTTCGGAGCAGAAGCATACACTTCTATAATTTCATCAATAGCAAACGTAGGTGTAGAGAATGATTTATCATCAGATACACGGTCGTTCACCATCTCATTACGTCCGATTCTGATCTGGAAACGCTGTTCGTCCTTACGATAACCTTTCAAATCTTTCAACGCTTTCAAACCATCTTTAGTCTGCTCACCATCCAAATCATAGATAGCGATCTGACCTTCTTGAAGCAACAAAGAATCTACGTCCGCCAACTTAGCGTGCGGAGGACAGATAATGTGTCTGTCATACGGTTTATGGATAGCCATAGCCTTATAATATTTTAAAAATTAGTATTCTGTTATCTGTCTCAAAAATAGCGATAGTCATATAAGCAACAAAAAGCATTAGGAATTAATTAATTCTTAATGCTTTTTGATAATGTTTAATTTAGGATGTGCCTTTATTCTGCTATAAAGGAGATTGGACGTTGTTTGAGTCTATTTGATAACGTCCGTATTCGCTTTCATTCAAAGCAAATTGCTTTTCAATCATGTTAAGGATAATACCAATTAATTTATCATCTAATTCAGGATCTATATCAGTCGAATTAGAACCATCAGATTTAATATATCCTTCGATGTCAACTTCCTTCGGATAGCGGTAATATGTAAGGTAAACGGTGTCTACATCAAAACCAGACTTATACACCCTTACCGAATCTTCTCCTATGGTGTAGAACGTTTCCCTAAAATCAAAATCGGGTTTGTTAAAAAAGTCAGCAAGAAGCTCATGCGGGTTTTCGTTCTTAGCCTCCCACATGGTAAAATCAGTAACCGTGCATTCACCTTCGGTAAATACGCCTGATATGTTTGAAAAAGAAAAGAAATCAGAAGGCAATGAAAACAAAGTGCTTTCCGGATTATCTTTATCTTCTTTCTTATCAAGTTCTTTTGAGTACACAACCAACTTTTGTATATAACGTATATCCTCTTCGTTTTTCTTATCAAGGATGTAACGAACAAGGCGGTTTTGTTCATCATTAAAAATCTGAACAAAACGTGCCTTGTCGAGTTTTATACCACCGTTGGTCATGTTTTCTTCAGCCTTCTGTAAGGCCCGAAGATAACAATCAACAATCCTCATAAATTATTATTTTTTGTCAGCGTATTGGTCAACATCGAAATCTTTTTCGTCTTCCTTTTTCTTCTTATCAGACTTAGATCCTTCTATTTTTTTATGCTTGTTCTTTAAAGCATTATACGCTTCCAGAACACGTGACTTGGTTTCTAACATCGACTTATTGGAAGCAAGAGCCATAGATGCAGAGATGGCGTCGGCGCCCAGGAGCTCGCCATTCAGATACAGTCCGTCGGTGTTGACGGTGACAGCCAGCCCTTCGATCATTTCCTTGATCATACGATGGAATTTGATCACCTGCATTCCCTCAGAAGATTCGTCGTCAGATAAGAACCTTGAGCTTGCTTCTTTATACATGTCGACGTTCGTATTCTTGGCATCAATCCAATTAGTGAATATGTATTGAACCATGCTCTGATCAAGCTCTACGCTATATATGATGTCAAGATACAAAAGCAGATCGTAGATGCTTTTCCTTTCAGCCTCTGACCCTTTCAGCTTGTTCATAAATTCGTATAAAATATCGGCCTTGTCAATCTGACGTTGTTTCCTGATATCTACGGCCGTAGTCTTGTCTTCTACACAATAATAAGATTCGACATACATCGGATTACCGTCTTCCTCTTTAGGAGTAAGAGACTTGGACAAAATAGCTATATACAGCTCAAATAAATCACGAACGTCATTAGTGTAGAATAGACGACCATCATACAAGTCAATTCTGTAAGAATCCCAGAAATCGAAATTCTTTTGGTCCAGGTCCTCATTGACAGTTTCTTCAAACGGATACCGAATATTCTTAATACGCATATCCATTTCATTCTTCTTGTCTTCAAGTGAGTAACCTTTATAACATGCTGAATTGATGAAGAAACCGGTATCATACACCCTAAGATCCTTATCCCATCCACAACAAGACACTGTCTTGTTCCCAGGGAAAGGAGTCTTTGAAATACCTCTTTCCTGATATCCGGAAGGAGCTTCTTCATCCATCTTACCTGTTATAACATAAATAGAGTCGGAATATATCTTCATTCCTCCTACGGTAGCCAGCAGTTTCTTAGACTCATGGCTTTCTTCAAAAATCTTTTTTCCCATCTTTTATATATCCTATGAAAACAAAATTTGCGGCCGGTTTTAAAGCCGACCGCAAGTTAATATTAAAAGTTATGATTACAAAGAGCTTGGTAACAATTCAATTGTTACGAACCGGCTGGTATCTTTTACCCAACAAGCCGATACAGAGTGGCACCAGAATTGTTCTGACATACGAGGATGGCTGGATACAATTTCTTGAGCCGATACTCTGGATGACCATCTACCTTGTTCGTAACCCCACCACATAGAACCGATATCAGGCTTAACGTAGAATACGTTGCTGTTGATATTGCCAATACGAGCTTCAGATGAAGCAGGAATGCCGGCGAATGCATTGGAGTATTCAGGAGCGGTCAAGTCTTCCATAATACATGAATATGATGTGATAGGAGTCATGCCGTCTACCAACTGGCTTCTATCTACCATATCAACGTAATCCAAAGAAGGTTCGTGTTCTACAATGACCTTACCAATACCCGGAATAGTAACACCCTTGATCTTTACAGTTCCTAATTCAAGAGCATCGTTTGATCCTGTTACCGGGTTATTGATGATACGTTCTGTACCCATAAGCGGAGCCAAAGCACCTAATTGAGAGAAGAACTCATCACGGAAGATTTCAACGATGTTCTTGTAAGCCATAGCACCTACCTTGAATTTCATTACACGATTTTCAATCGGCATATCGCTACGGCCACGGAAAATATAGTCAGCAGCAGCCAGGAAGTGTTCACGCTTGATGCCACCCGGACGAGCGTAGGAAATAACGAAACCACGACGCAGTTGGTGATACAGACCTTCGTTTTTCATCAAAACACCATTATGACCCTTGACTCTACCTCCACGCATGAACATAAGTTCGTATGCTTCCATCTTAGCCAACTCGGCCAAACAGAACAAAGACACTGTATTGGCTACACGAGCTGTACGCATATCAATGCTTCCATCACCAAGACGAGAACCGATGATAGCATAACTTGCATCACCTCCTCTGATTTCAGAAAGCTGACGAACTTTCTGGTAAGCTTTGTCGATGAAATTCTGTGTACGTTCGTCCGCATAAGCCAAAGACTTAATACCGGCATACATAGTCGTTTCACCTTCAACACCACGGTGTCCACCAAGCGTAAATTCACAAGTCATAGAACCGGCCTTAGAAGCACCTCCTACGCCAGAGAACTGAGTAGAGAACTCACCAAGAACGTTTGTCACCTTCCAGTATTTAATACCGGCACGAAGCATGTCTTTCGGGAAGTATTTAGCACGAGAACGGCCCCACAACTTACACCAGTATCTCCAGTTCTCACCTTCTTGTTTCGGAGGACGCTCTGTAGAGATAAGGGCCTGGCAACCGTTAATCACATCGTAAGTAATAACATCTCCTTGTTTAAATTGTGCATTCAACACAATTTCGAAGAAGCTTTCATCAATACCAGGTTTTGCATATTTCAAAGACGTGTCTTCTACTGTAACCACCTCATACGTTTCTGATACCGGAAGATCATAACGGAATGAACCATTGATACCATTTACGGTAATAGTAGCATCCTGTTTGATCATACCCATATACATAGGCAGAGGATAGTTTGTAATGTTAGAAAACAACTCAAGCATACCCAGATGGTTCTTATCCGGATCTTCGTAGTACCAATCTTCTAAAGAGCTAAGATCGTGTTCTACGATACTTTGCTTAACGACTTTAGCGTCGGTATATCCAATCACCGTGTCACCATTCATGGTGGCCGGGAAATTTTTTGTTAAAAGTACATTAGCCATGAACGAAAAAATGTTTTAATTTTTAATCTATACTGATTTCATCGAACTTCACACCTTGAACTTGATCACCTCTATCATCTACCGGAGCCACCCTCTTATCTTTATTTGTGTGGCTGATGAGCTTATAAATTTTCTTTTTCTCATCAACTACAGCTTGATTCGACTTCTGTTTTATGAACTCTCCTGGGTTCATAAGAAACATAATCAAATCTGGCGCTTCTTCCGGATTCATCATCATCTCCCTTACCCTATTAAATGCTTTGGTAATTCCGGGATTCGATTCAGAAGGTTTTAGGGCAAAATCAAGAGCTTTAGATACCATAGTGTCATTTAGCTGATACTTTGCCTGGATAGAAGACTTAAGGTCTTTCTTATACCTTCTAAAATCTTCTGCATCCTTCGCCTTCTTTTCGGCAGCCTCTTTAGTACGTTGCTGGATAATATCATCCATTCTCTTATCAAGCTCAGCCTTGTACTTTATAGCCTTTGCTTCAACATACTCTTCACCTTTATTGATAATGCCTTTGAAAAACTCATCAGCTTCATCTTTAGGCAACCCAAGAAGATCAACATAATGGCGAACGATCTTTATCTGATCTGCTTTGTTTTCAATGTCAAGCTTTTCTATAGGAGCGACATTCGTATCATATTGCTTAAGAATATCAACGATATTCGCGCCGGCCTTATCGGCCTGGATAAGCTTCTTAGTAATATCAGAAACAGAAGTAACATCTATCTTATCCTTAACAATGTCCTCTTTCTGGCTTTCAAGGACTGTAGATAGTATGTCACACAACGAATCTTCTTTACTAAAATCAAGATCATTGATAGTAATCTCTTCACCATTTTCACCGCTAAACACCACATCTTTCAAATCGGGAATGATTCCCCTTGAAGAAAGGGCATCCAATACTTTTCTGTAATTGACAACCGGAACCTCTACCTGATCCTGATTAACGTCAACTACATTCTCTTCTCCTTTTTTATCCTCTTTAGGATCAGGAGTAGGATCAACAACCAGCTCTTCTTTAATTTGAGAACCTTCTTCTACAGGCTTCTCATCTTTTTTAGCCGGTTCATTACCATTAATAGGCAGAATATCTTCTTCCCTATTATAAACATCATCAATCGGACCGATACTAAAAATATCGTCCAATTCTACTATTCCATTTTTTTCTAATTTTCCCATACTGCAAAAATATTTAAATACCTATATTTCAGATAAAAAACTTATAAGTGTTTAATCTCCACTAAAAATTAAATATCCCCAAATTTTATTAGAGATTTTCTAATGAAATTTGGGGATATTTAATCCTTAATTCTTATTGATTCCGGCTACATACCTTTTAGTGGCGTCTTCCCTCGCTCGTTGAGCAAGCTCTTTGGATTTTAATTTTAACTCTTCCATTTTCATTCTCATTTCATCATCATGAAGTTTGGAATCGTTTTCGAGCTTCTTATCCTCTATCCTTTCCTTGCTTTCTATATCAGCTTGCCTTACGGTCTGATCTGAAACAGAAGCCAGGAAGTTGAGGGAAGTGGCGTCGCTCTTGGCGTCCGCTGCCCTGCCTGCTGCCTGGATCTTCTCTTGAAGTATCCTGTATTGACCTTTCTTGTCTTCCAAAGCAAGTTCATGCTGACGTTGCTTATCCTTCTCAGCAGCTTCAGCTTGTATCTGTTGCTGGTTAAGCTGCATCTGATTCTGTTGTTGCTGCTGCATCTGACGCTCGTTGTATGCGCGAGTATTCCTTGCATTCTGTATAAGCTCTACCATAGAATCTGATGTGAAGATAGATGCAAGATCGTAAATATCGCCTCCGGCTGTATTTAGCTGCAACATAAAGGTCTTGAACTTTTCAAGCTCATCCCTTTTCTTCGAGTTGGATAAAGCTTGAACACCAAGATGCCTTAGGCTAAGACCGTCGGTTCCTATAGATAAAAACGCTCTGGTAAGGTCACTTTTTGTGTACATTACAGAAATATCCTTTCCTTCTTCCTGGCATTGTTGAGCAACGGCCAGATGAAGATCGAGAGCCCGTTTCTTGAAATAACCGAAGTTATCAAAGTATATCTGTGTTTGTAACATAGATGCCGTAACGCCCTGCTGGACTCCGGTGGCAGTCTCATACCTGTTGGGGCCGTTAATTACTTGAGGCGTGATACCAACCATTTCAAAACACTTCATCCTCGACCATTCAGCAAGCTCCATTCTTGTTTTAAGCTGCTCTGTCTGCGACAAATCATAGACGGCAAACTGGTTGAAAGGAACACCGCCTTTCGTATTTTGAGATGAGGTATCTAATGTCAGAGCACCAACAGACTTAGCCACATCAAGAAGATTAGCCCATATATCAGCCACATCTTCACCCAAATCCTTGTATTCACTTGGAACCAGATTTATATCCCCTAAGAAGAATTTACCGATCTCCTTTTCAAGAATATTGTTTATCTGATTTATGGAGAAATTATAAAATATTTGATATGGCTGAATCCTGTTAGCCATAGAAGTACCGATATATCCGGCAACGGGTAGAACAAAGTCATAGATGTTACTATCCCCTTTTATCTGGTGATCGATAGGCTCGCCATCCAGATACAGGTTGTCCTGAGCAAGAGCCCCTCCACTGATTTTAACCCCGTATCTTACCTGTGGAACGTAATCTACGAAATAGGTGTTAATCTCCGGGTTCTCCATTCCTTTACTCATGGTTCTGATAATTTTCTTAATACCATTTTCCTGTAAAAAGTCCTGAAGAAGCTCATCAGTTACCATCTCGGTAGTTACTAATCCGGTCTCAGTTTGGTAGGTAATTACATACACTTGAGCCGGGGATACCCAGTATGATTCAGTTACCTGATACAAATCACTACGAACATGTTCGTCACTTAAGCTCTGAGCACGGTTATAGTAATTACCATGCTCTAAATTTGGCATGAATCTGGTTCTGTGATATTCGTTGCCATTACTATCGTATCCGGTATATGTGCCGGCTGGAATACCGTAATAATCTTCATAAGATTTTATAGAGGCATAATCATTATATCCTTTCCAAGGTATTACCTTATTCTGATATAACATCCCTACACTCGCCGATTTGGATAAACTTACATAGCTCCCATTATCACCATTATGATAAGTACCATTGAAATTATCAGCACCCCCTATAAGCTTCTGCTTGTCTTTCGCCGTAAGAAGATGCCCCCACCTTACTATAATATCATTGGCAGTATAATAATGAACACGACCAATATAATCCCCATATTGAGGATACTTGCTATCTAATGTCTTAGAATAAAACGTATTCAACGGAGACCACCTCTCCGGCTTATAATAGTCGTATCCTACATGATAATTTCTAAAGCAACGACCGGTAAGAAGATAGTCAATGAAATTCTCGGTATCTATCTCATCCATGTAAAAACGCCCCCTGTCCGCCTCAAGCGTATGAGAACCCCATATAACCTCGGCAGTCTTCCATTTTGTATTCATGAAATTCTCTATCTCAGGAGGGGTCATAGATGCTTTCACCTCTTGTATCTGTTGAGCATAAGCCTGCTTTTCTTCTTCGCTGGCAAAATTATTATAATCCGGATCCAATCCTCTATTTAATAACTCTTGCCTAACCCTTCTGTCCAACTCCTCTTTAATGTAATTATGAAGAAGATTCTCCTTCGTAGCAGAATACTGATTCACTTCAGATTCATCCAATCCAACTACATTATACTTGTCAGAAAGATTACCCAACCATCCTACAAAAGCGTTTACGATAGTACCTATTATATCATAATGACGTAAGAATGATGGGATATTAACATTATCCCTTATAGACTGAACATCCTTAAGATAAGGAATTACATCTTTCAGCTCCATAAAGGATAACTTACCTTCCATCATCCTATAAAAATCCTTGAACTTCTGGTTCTCATCAAGCTGCTTCAAACCAATCAATTCAAGAGAATCCATAGTGGCTTTAAACCACTCCCTGGTTTTTCTCTTGGTAGGTATCGCCTGCACCGGCAACCCTGAAAATACTCCTCTGGCCGGAAAAGCCTGATCTCTATTAAAATACTCCATGAGCTATATGTTTTTTCACAAAGATAGGTAAATTGTTCTACCTATCTCATTTTGTAAGGGTTATGTCTTCTTACCGTAAATCCTTTAACCTGCTCTGTCTTCCTACGTTCTCTCTTCTTTTGATTCTCCTTTTGAGTCGTACTTTCAGGCATGTAACCCATATCATCATAGTACTTAGCCAGAAGAAGAGCGTGGCCGAAGGCTATGATACGGTCGGTGTTGGTCCCAGGACCGAAGGCTATGATCTCATCAAGAAGTTCTATATCAGGGATACGGTAAATACCTTTCTGTGTTATTTCATTACCATCATCATCATACCCAACAACAACATCCTCCCAGCAATATTGAATAACGGTATTGAAAAGCATGCGCTGATTGGGAACCGTAGGAGCCAAACCGAGCTTGTTGTTCTGACGGGCGCCAGCACGGATAATCTTACCGGCAAGACGTTCGCCATCTTCCAGCAACATAAGCTGCTTATTTCGTCTCGTAAGATAAAATTCATACATTCGGTCGGCATTCTCCATAAGACACTTGGCCCCATACGCTTCTTGAAGTATTTCACAATTCCTACAAAAATCATCGGAAGATGGAGGACGTGATGCGTATGATGCTACTATGCAATAAGCAAATGGATCGTTGATTTTTACATATCTTTTAAGTACATAAAACGAACCAACAGAATCAGTATCAGCCTTGTCAGATTTATAGGGGTCAAGCGATGAGACATAAGTGTAATCAAAAACACCTCCTTCTTCTGGTGGATCCTCATATATAACAACAGGAGAATCTATGTTACCACCTTGAAACGGATAATCGGCAAGCTGCTTATCGCTAAAATTATACCCCATTTTCATGCCGTCTATCTGATAAATATCCACTGTTTTACCAGGCCTACCTTCTTCAAGAAGACGGCTTTTGTGCTTCAACGCATCTTCTACAGGGAACCTATTTACGTTCGTATTAAGGAAACAATCATCTATAGACAAAGGGAATGCCATTCGTTCCTGGACGTATAAAGCCCTATCCTTTTTGACAAGTTCGTCAAGACGCGATTTTATTATTCCAGTATTTTTATCAAAGTCTGAAACTTTTATTTTTATCTTCTTAAGACCGGGAGCATTCTCTACTCCAAGATACTTATCAAGAGTCGTTTCCTTCTTCTCATACGCATGAGACATCTGGGCCGGAACAAAGCATCCGGATTTACATATACGCCATGTTGGTTTAATAACTCTCTTATTTAGAATATCATAATTCATTATAATAAATCCATATTCGTCCGGAGAGTTCATGATTTTCTGTGCATCTTGAGACTTTTCTACGTTACCTCCAGTATTGTGGGTTATAATACCATTTGCTATATAAGTGTGAGTATCTGATGCAGTGAGGTTGTAAACAGGCTTAATTCCTATATACTCTATCTTATCTATCCTTTCTATTATCACTCCATCTAAATATTTTGACCTAAAAGATCCAAATGTGCTAAAATTAGAACCGAATTTCCTTATAGAATCAAGTTTCTCTCTTCTATATCCTATATCTGTTCCAATTATATCACAATATTTAAGCATGGATAATTTATCCAATATATTACATACATATGAATCAAGAATAATTGATCTATCTGCTGGATTTTTAGATGGGCTATAAGAAATAGTACTATGTATTCCAAATTTAAAAAGAACATCCTTTACTTCTTCAAGAAGATGCCTATTACAAGATCCTAAACTTATACGATGATCCCTATTATTGTTATTAGAATAAAAAGTAGCATCAGCATCAAAATACCCCCTAATCATCATAATAACATCCTCTCTTCTATATGAATGTATATTTAAAGGAAGTGTTTTGTTTTTTTTAGTCTGACCATATATACCAAGTTCCCTTAACTCATGGCATATACCTTTTATTCTTATTTCCCTATAGTCTTTTCCGTCCTTAGTCTTATACTGTTTCTCTATACAACACTCATATTTAGATCGTATATAATCATACACCTCATCATCACTGGTAGACACAATAGGAGTCTTATCAAAACCATAGCTCCCATCCCCTATTAGAATGCCAACAAGGTATGGATCAAACATTTTTTTATCTCCCCATATATCCACACCATCTGATACACATATTTTACGTCCAACTCTAAGAGAATCAGCCCTTCTAAAATCAGATCCAAAGTACCTAAATTTACCCTTCCTTTTCTTTACAACAGTCAATATGGGATGATCCCCACTACATTCAAGTACCCTTCCTCTTTTTGTTGTTATTCTATAACACTCTTTCTCGGCAGGAGGTTTCATCCATGTTATGTCTTGACTTACAGCTTTTGATGATATATTATCGAATCCTATTATTCCATCTTCTTGTTTTAAATCCTCTATCCTACACGGTTCTCCGTTTGATTTGTACACTATTGTACCAGCACAACAACATCCAGCCATCAAACAAACGCCCCTCATTCTACCATGCATCATATGAGCCGGCCTACCGGCAAGCCATGCTCCAAGCACCGGAAATTTACCTACCTCATCATATATAGACGTATATGGAGTTCCACCTGCGGTCTTCAATGATCCTCGTGTCTTTCCATCATCAACGTTGGTGATTCTTATTCTGGCATGAACATCACGTTGATTATTGATGTTTCTTGTACCTAAAACAACTTCTTTAGTCCAGTCGTTACCGGTCCTGTTTATAGTAAGATAAGGAGGAAGATTATCAAGTCCAAACTCAAGATACTCTCCCATATTGGCAAGGTCTTCTTTACTTGCTCCAATAACATTATGCGTCAAATTGTACGTCATTGTAGCATTACGAGCCAGAAGAGAGCTCATTATGGCCGTATTGTGAGTAACGATGTAATTGGTGGTCAAAAATAAATGAGAATCATTATCAACGGTTATACAAGTGGCATGCTCCTTTCCGTATATTGATATGGATCTTATTTTTAATTCCTTACGATTCCTTGATAGTATAAGTTTATTTCCCTCCAATTTAGCATACCAACCTGAAGCCCAAAACATACGTTGTACAAAATTTATGACATCCATGTCAATATGAGACAACATAAGCTCTTCTTCTCCGGTTACTACGTTTCTGAAAGAACGAATGAAGTTTTCTATAAAATCTTTTTTTTGATCTATGGACGATCTTAAAAATTTCTTACAAATGTATTTATCGAAAAACATATCCCCACCATAGCCACCGAGATAAGCCGCCAGCATCGAGGCGTAGGCCGACGGAGGAACCGGCAGCTTTGCCGTAGGGTAGTTCAGGGCCTCACCTACTGGAATAGACATACTCTTATAATCCAATCCGGCTATGGCTTTAAGACTCCTAACATGCCATTTTCCGCCATGATTGACACGCCATTGATGATTACCGCAGCAAATAACATTACGACCGTCTTCGAATACGACTCTGTAGGTGGTTACTTTCCCTTGAGGGTAGACACCTACGACCTCTACCAAATTCCCTTTATCGTCATATATCTTATCCCCTACAACAATATTTCCTATCATCTTTTCCCGGTCCTCAAGATAAAGTATCTCAGAATCAAGAAGGGCTTTTCCAAAACGACGGCACCCGAACATGAATATTCCTTTATTCTCTTCTTCAGCCTGCTTTAGAAATTCGGCAAACATCCATTCATTATCACGAAGCTGCGAATTTCCAGGAATACGATCATCTCCTACGTCAATCATCATCTTCCAGAAATTGATATGCCAGTATAGCCAAGGATGGATAAATACCCCATTTATGGTAACACCGTTAAGGAGTTTCATAGCCTCATTCTCCCAGAATTGCTTGACATCATCGTCTTGCTCTTCATAAGAATAAAGGTCATTCCATAACGGAATATCGTTACCCATATTTATATAAAGTTCTTTACTGTTAAAATTCATGACAAAACTATTTATCGAGCTTGTTCTTAGCTTCATTCTTGACAAAAGACTGAATACCTGATACTGTTTGTCCTCCTTTTAGACTTTTCTTGTTTTTGGCAGCCTCAAGCTGATTATAGACATCCATTACCCCACACATCTTAATATAAGATTCAGTCCATTGCATTAAGCTATCAGACAAGCTTTTTTGAAACCTAAATTCTTTCTCTCTCTTATCGGAATCTTCTATTTTATCCCAAGGGTTTTCAGATAGATAACGTTCAGCCTTATCTATCTGATCCCTTAGCACAAGAAGTTTCCGATCTACGTAAGAGACATCATTGTTAGTCGGCTTTCTTACCTTCATTATTAATAATTTTTAAAAAATCCTCATACTGAGACTTAAGCATATTAAACCTGTCTTCAAGAGAAGATGGATCAACACGATACTTACACATGTTTTTTATTCCTTCCTCAACAGATTCGTCTTTGAATACAACAGAACCAGTATTATTATCAACGTACATAATAAAATCTGATTCTCCGTCATTTACTATCCTATCAAGAACCTTCTTACTGTCATCATCTACATTGAGATCATGACCGGCGTTAATAGATAACCTGTAAACGGCCTTTATAGAAGAAGATACTTTCAGCATCTCTTGTTGATACAAGTTGGTCATAAACGACTTTTCCTCCAAATCAATAAAGTCTTCTAACTCTATGTTGTTTTCCTCATCCTTCTTCCTAATAATATCCTTAGTTATCTCTTCCATCTCCTCTCCCACCTTATCTTGCGCAGACAGTAGATGGTTGTAATAAGAAATAAGATGTTTTATATCTGAATCAAAATCAATCTTCTTCATTATCAAGAACCTTTTTATCGTGAATAATAACGTCCATCAACTCCATTGATAAATTATAATCAGCCACTTCAAAAAGCTCGCTGTCTGTCAACGTCCTTAAAAAAGAAACAGACAATCCTCTTTTCTTTGCAAAAGATCTAAGTACGGCATAGAGAATGTCCCCGGCAGAATAATCGGGGAGATCGTCACAAGATGCCTGCAACATAGAAAATAAGGACTTCCTTTTATCCTCGCATTGTAAATGCCTTGCTTTACCACATCCGCCCATAATTTAACTTTTTTGAATTATAGTACCTTCAAAATTAAACGGAATCTTTTCCTCTTTTTGAGACCCATCTTTTTGATAGTGAATAGTCATGTGCTTTACGAATCTTCCTATTCCAAATCCTGCTGTATGTATCTCTATATTGAACTTAAAGTGACGTGAGTCAATGATATTCAAATTAGATGACGTACAACCACAAGATGTCTCTGATGCTGTTATCTTCATATCATGCTTCGACTCAAGAACGAATGAAAACCTTATACTGTTCCCTTTTTCTACCGGTTCGAAAATGATTTCAAAAGATTTACCGTCTTTAGAGAGGTCAATATTGTATTGCTTGTCATCTGTAGAAATAACATTAAATTCATCAGAATCCATTGTAATAAGTTCTAACCTGTTCCATCTTGACTTCTCATCATAAAAATCAATAGAATACTGACGGTCCATCCACGAAGGACGGAGAAGCCCCTCCCCAAGCGCACATTCCTCTGTCTTGCTCCAGGCCTTCTGCTTGATGAAGCACGTACATACCGAACAACGATTTTTACCTATTTTCTTGCTTACGTACAAAGAAAGAGGAAGCATAGAGTTAGGGACGTTCTTGGTATTGAATTTACATCCTTCACACTTTTCAAGACGTTCCTTGTACCAATCAGGATAATCTTCTTTTTTTCTTGGAAGTTTTTTTAATATCGTATCCATAAAAGCATCGTATATAACTTCCGCTTGCAAAATCTTTTTCATGACTTATCTGTTAAATTCCTGTTCTTGAATATTTTGTATTTCACTAAAACTATGACCCTTACGAGATTTAAAGATAGATAATTTGTTGTGTTTTATCAACATATCCCCACCTTTTATCTCACCTGAGTCATAAGCATCCTTTATCATCCTTATCTTAATATCAAGACACTGAAGTTCTTTTTCCTGATACTTAGATAATTTTTCTACCTTGGATTTAAGACGCTCAAGATTGTGTTTGCGCCTCTCCATCTCATGAAGGTTACAAACCATATCGCCTACATACGGGAACGATACAGACACGTTATCTGTGTACGTACATAAGTTATTAGCATAAGAAATACTGGCTCTGAAAACGTCACGTATTTGGTTTCGGTCGTAAACGCCCCCGGTCTTATCCATCACATCATCTATAATATGTGACTCAAATGATATAGGGAAATCATTCTTCGGCATCTGATTCAAAAGTTTTCTTTCTGTAAAATAAAGAAACCAACGCACATTGATCTCTTGAACCCTCCAATACAAAAAGACGGCGCATGTTCTCTATATCCGGGCACAAACACCTTGTCCTGTAATTCCCTTCACGGTCAATCAAAATACCACGCTTCTTCATCTCCGTATCCAAAACCGATACATATTGAAGATCGGTACTGAAACAATGAGAAAACTTCTTCTTGGTCTCATACGAATATCCAAACACAAAATAATAGGCAAGAAGATTTAAGTGCCTCGCATCTATGACATTCTTCTCATTACCATAGGCCATTAGGTATCCGTTATAAAACAGAAGTATCTTCTTAGCCATATCTACCGTATTGGAATAAGGTACTAAAAGCCTATAAGCCCTATTACTAACATCTTTATTATCACTTTCTTTCATGAGATTATCGTTTTGATACAAAGATAAAGATTAAGAATTTATAAATTTAAAATTAACGTATTTTATGACAATGGATTCAGGATTTGTCCCGATATTTGCACTGTAGCATTAAAAAAATAAGATCTTGTTATTTGATATTCATTATTTGTTTCTATATTTGCTGTACGTTACGGATTTAGGAAATAAACAATGAATGATAAAAAATATTAATCGTCTTTCATTGTTTGCTTCTCGAATCTGTAACGGGGTTTTGGGATTTTCCGAACGAAAAAGACATGAATCGGATGGATATCCCCAAAAATCCATCCGATTTTTTTTTGTTACGATATTCCGTAAAGCCCCTGCTTTTAAGCATGGTATCAATGATTATTTTGATCATTTATGTATTTTTTTTTAATAAATATACTTCGGAAGGGCATTTCCGAATTGGAGAGCAAGAGTAATTCCAGCGATAGTAATATCGGGGTTTCTTGCGTTTGTATCCAAGAATCCCATTTGCTTTAGCGATGGGAGTATGTCAAAGATTATGAAGCTACAATTAGGTAGAAATATTAACATAAGTCTTAGACTTTTGGAACAGTGGTCAGATGATTCGCTGTTCATGGAATTGTATGCTTTATACTGTATGATAAAAATCTCCCGCCGGGATTCGAGAATAAGATTCAAAAACCAGAAAGATCTTCTTCATAAACTTGGAATCGGGTATTCGAAGTTCAAGAACATGACAGGACATCCGATGTTTGACGAACTGTTCCGTATTACGGATAGTACGTTTGTCGCAAGAAGATATCGTGTTAATGGCGTACAACTTACTCTCGGATGCGGGAAAGTGAATATTCCAAAGAATAGGATTTTAATTAAGATAAAGAAAAATGAAATAACAAACCATGAAAAAGTCCTTGACAGGATAAGAGAGGCGATGTTTGTTAATTTAGTCAAAAACAATGAGTCTGTACTGAACAGTGGAGAGACAAACTCTCGGGCGGAAGTCGTAGACGGAAGCCACTCGTATTATGGATTAATTGATTCGACGATAAGTAATAAAACAATTGCATTGTACTTGAATGTAGGACTAACAAAAGCGAAAGAGATTGTCGGTATGGCGATACAAGACAAGCTCGTAAAAAGGTTCGAAAACATACAATTTATAACATACGTAGATAATCCTCGTGCTTACATTGAAGCAAACGAACATAACTACCCAATAGGTAAGCTGATTCCGGTATATAGGCACGGAGCTGTTTTCTGGCAAATAGCAAATACCTGGACCTTGTATAAAAAAGGAGCAACAAACAGATGGTATTTTGGAGAGAAGGATATAGAGAAAGGAGAAAAAGAAAAAGTGAGTAAGAAAGACGATTTCAATTTCTTCTTAAAAGATAATACTCATATCCTACGTTTCCTAAACGCAGAAGAAGTTGTTTCAGAAGATGGCGAAATCCTTGGCATAGATCGTAAAAAGACAAAAGAAGAAGAAACAAGGTCATTGGCTTCTTCTATGGCTAAAGAAGCGCACAAAGACTTCTGGGACGGATATGAGCGAAGTACACAAAACCAAATTATAAGAAAGTACTATCGCGCTATCATAGCAGAAGATAAGAAGCGAAGAATGGACATGTTCTTAAACCGTCTTAAACAATCATACGACAAGGTTAGCGCGTGGAGTAAGGAGAAGGTAGCCACGGTAAAGGCAGGCATGGCTGATGCAGAAGCCTGCTGTGCTGAGGTGGGGACGTCCGTTGCCGGGGTCTGCGGTAGGGTAAGTAGGAGAATGAAAACCTATAACAATACCGCTCCTGACAAAAAGGCAGGTTTTAATGAGGTACGGGATATGTATGCTGAGTTCGCCGGCGAGATGGCTAAAGCGGTGGGATCGGTAAGCGAAGACATCTATACGTATGTTAAGGCAGAACAGTTTAAGGAAAAGATAGGGAATATGGATATATCGATCCAATCATTACCTAATATTAGTATAACAGTAGATAATGATAAAGAATTAGATGGTGAATCCATATTCAAGGATATACCATTTGAAGAACTATCATTCTATAGTGATACCTATCTTTATCCTTCATCTCAGTACTCATCATTATAATGTTTGGTACTTGAGAGAGGGTCTGTTCTTAGTAGTCGCCAACAGAGCCGAAAAACGATAATCTCGTAGAACATCAACGGAAACACCCGTTAGCCACTACTATGCCATTACTGCACCCATACTAAACCACATTACTGTCTGTCACAAAGAAACTTATCCAACTTATTATTTCTTTTTAATCCTAATTAATTCATTTTATATTTTATGTTTTATTTTATTTTCATACTTTTGTTTTGTAGAACAAAATCAGAAAAAAGATGGCTATAAGTTACGACAAAAAAATCATGGAGTGCGTTCTTCGTTCAGTTATGTCCGAAGGTAATGTCGCCCAGGGAAAGGCTATTAAGTCTATTTGTAATTCACCAAAACCGCTGTTTATAACCGGTAAAGGAGGAAGTGGAAAAACAACGTTCCTTAAGCGTATTATACCGGCATTAAAAAATGCGGTTGTTGTAGCTCCTACAGGTGTTGCTGCTGTTAATGCAGGTGGTCAAACCATTCATTCATTTTTTAGAATAGGAATGCAGCCGTATATACCTGAAATACGAAAAGGTGCGTTTATGGATAACTGCGAATATAAATTCAACGGAGGTTCGGAGAAGATTTTACAGAATATAAAGTATCTTATCATAGACGAGATTTCTATGGTTCGCCCTGATCTTCTTGACAACGTAGCTGATATACTTCGTCATGCAAGAGGAGACAAGGATCCGTTTGGCGGCGTGAAACTTATTATGGTAGGCGACCTGTTTCAGCTTCCTCCTGTGATTAAGGAGGATTTTTTTAGAGAAATATACGATACATCTTATTTCTTTAGCTCGAAGTCTCTTATGGCTTCTGGTATGGAAATGGTTTCTTTTGAAAAAATATATCGTCAGAAAGATGAGAAGTTTATTAGTGTCCTTAATAAGGTGCGTGATGGGCAGATGGATGATGATGTATTTGATACAATAAACAGCAGATGTATTCAGTCTGATAATAATCAAGGATATGTTGAGATTGTAACTACCAACTCAAAAGCTACGGCTATTAACGAAATGAGAATATCATCGTTACCAGGCTCTTTAATAAAATTAGAAGCTGTTATAAACGGTGATTATCCTAAAGATGCTCCGGTTGAAAAAACTCTTTTCTTGAAAGAAGGATCAAGAGTTATGATAACAAGAAACGGAGGAGAGTACTTCAATGGCTCTCTTGGTACTGTATTATCTATAAAAAAGGGGGAGATTGAAGTAGTCCTTGATAAACCAAAGGATGATGAGCATACTAAGGTTGTTATAACACCATGTTCGTTTGAGAAAGTAAAATACGCAAGAAACGGATATAAGATAGAATCTGAAGTAGTAGGAGCTATTATTCAGTATCCTATAAAAATAGGTTATTCTATCACGATCCATAAAGCTCAAGGCCTGACATTGGATGCGGCTATGATGGATGTATCTAATTCTTTTGAAACAGGACAGCTATATACGGCTCTTTCAAGAGTAAAGTCTCTTGATGGATTATATCTTCGTCAACCTATTCCTAAGACGGTAAAAACCAGCGATCAGGTGGTGATAAACTTCTATAAAAAGACTCTTGGTAATGGAGGTATTGTGAAACCGGTTCCAATGGAAGAGCTTGAAAAGTCAATGATTAATTTGTCAACCGGATCTGAAATAGATTTTGAAGAGTTTAATTTATAAAAAAATGTAGTTATGAAAACAAAAGAAGAAAAACAAAAGAAGTTTGTGACAGAATTTGAAATCAATGGAGAAAAGTATGGTGGATATATTTATGCTACAACTTTTTCCGAAGCTGAAGATTTTGTTAGACAAAGAAAAGCGACAGAGAAAGTTGTAGGTGGTCCGTGTTTAGAACAAGAAGAAATTAATCGTCTTTATAACCATTCCTCTTAGAATTTTTAATGATTCTTGTTTGTTGGCATAACCTTGAGATGGTGATACTATAGTATATAAGTACCTAATAAGAATATGGCAAGAGTAGATAAAATATTTCAAGACAATTTGGCTCTTATAATGAGCCAGCCGTGGGAAGAGGTAAAGCGACCGGTCTACGGTGACGGGACAGGCGTCAAGGTGAAGCGCATCCTACAAGTATGTAACCAGTACGATCTTCGTCGGGAATTTCCTCTTGGTTCACTTAGACCTACTAATCTTAAAAACTCCATAAAAGAAATATTGTGGATTTGGCAAAAAAGATCGGTAGACGTCAAAGATCTTGGTCTTCATATCTGGGATCAGTGGGCTGATGATAATGGAAAGATAGAAGGATGTTATGGAGATATGGTGAACAGACATGTTTATATGGGAACCGGAAAAGCTCCAGATGGTATGACAGATATCCATGATGGTCTTTACGGTTTTCTTAACCAAACAGATTTAATTCTTTGGTCACTCAAGAATGATCGTTCGTCAAGAAGAATAGTAGCATCCATGTTCGATCCTGAAACCAATGGACTAAAACCTCTTCAAGAATGCGCGTTCCAGATTAATTTATCTGTTAAAGGAGATGAGTTGTATATGACGCTTTATCAGCGCAGCCAGGATATGATTACAGCTTCTTACTGGAATGTAGCTCAATATGCGGCGTTGATGATGATGTTTGCTCATGACGCCGGGTTAAGGCCCGCAGTTTTCACTCATTTCATCCAAGATATGCATGTGTATGACCGTCACGAAGAACAGGCAAACGAGCTCCTCCGTCGCTCTCTTTTCGGCCCGGTTCCGCAGGTTACTATCTCGTCTCGTATGGAAGGGAAAGGATTTTATGATTTTGTAGCTGATGATTTTGAGGTATGGAATTATGAACCAAAGGAGCAAATCAAATTTGAGGTTGCGAAATGAAAATAAGCATAGATAGAAGAGCCAAAATGATTCCTATTATGGAAATCAGTTCCGGCGATGAAGTTAATATCGGAGGTTTTGATTATGTTGTTGAAAACATACTTCCGTGTAGGAAAGGATCTTATGATGCGTATGGAATTAGGTTGGTCATGTCTTCTTACAAACATGGCCAACTTGTAAGAAAAGTAGATAGTGTTTTTTCTATCGATTCTATTTTAGTATTTCTCCCTAAAGGAGATTCTGTTGTAGTAGAGTGCTCTTATAGAGAACTTGAAGAATGTTTTCCTAAAATATAATTACAATGACGGGCGAAGAGAAATGTAACCGATGCGAGCAGTTTGGACCGAACGGTCTCACTGACTATCCATGTAAAAGGATTCCATCAAGGAACTGTCCTTGGTTTATAAAGATCTCGGATAAAAGATACAAAAAGATTCTTGCCGATAGGGTGAAAAGAATTAAGGAGAATGAGAAACTTAAGCAAGAGATGATGAAAGATCAGGATCTTGTTGAAGAAGTAAAACAAAATACAAAAATGTTAATTCAATGAAAAAGAAAAATACAAAACCAGAAGAAGTGGAAGTCGTTATTCCGAAAGAAGTAGAAGCTATTAACATATGTGGGGATATCAATAGTTTTATAAAACATATTATATATGTTAGCTTGGATAAGGTAAGTAGTGATAGGGCGTTTGTTAATAACGATGTTCTGTATATGGTTACATACGCATCTATAAAAGGTAAAAATATACCCGTTGGTGTATTAGCAAAACAAAAAGAAGCTGAAACAGAAGATATCGCTATGCCGTTTGAGGATATTGGAAGGGACGTAAATGTAGTGTATCCTATTGAAATAGGAAAGATGTTTAAAGGCTTTTACATTCTTGGTAACGGTGCTGTGGCTATTGATTACAAACTTACAGACAATGGAGGTTTTGAAGATGATGACAGCATTGGCAAAATTGACATGAATCTAAATTAGTGCATTATGATACTATATATAGCAGCAGATCCTGGAAAAGATGGAGCCATAGCCTGCATCGATCAGGACAGTAAACTAATATCAAGAATCTCCACTCCAAGAATATCAGTTTCAGGACCAGTAGACTTGACTAAAGAATATGTTTTTTGCCGGGATACGATCGTAGAAAACAATCCTGATAGAGTAGTATTTGTCATAGAGGACGTCCACGCACTGTACGGGGTCAGCACGTCCTCTACAGCCTCTCTCATGGAGAACAAAGGCCAGCTACATGGGCTGTTCCTGTCCCTTTGCATGGCATTTACGGACATAAGTTGCTCCGTTAATTTCATAGCCCCTAAAACATGGCAGAAATTGGTTTGGACGCATTCTGATAAGGTCATGGAGGCCAGTAAGGTGAATACTAAGAAAACGTCATTGGCTTGCGCTAAAAGGCTGTGGCCAAACGATACGTTCGTTAAAAACGAAAGATGTAAGACCGCCCATGACGGTATAGTTGATGCGATGCTTATAGCAGAAGCAGCAAGAAGAACAATTTAATCTATTTTAAATCATTTTAAATCCAATTAATTCAAAATTAGATTTTAAAATAATACATTTGCAGTGTTAGATAATCATAATCGTAGGTTTTAAAAAATGAAAGTAAGAGTTCCTGGCATACTAATGAATGAGAAACTTTCAAACATTTCAAAGATGTTTGATAAGGTTCTAAAGGATTGTGTCACATCGAATATAAAAATTACTTTATATTTTGATCATATCCGGATACAAGCCATGAACGAACGTATAACATATACGGATGATATTTTCGATGTGAATACTGATATTTCTTGTGACCATAAGTTTTCTCTTTTAGTAGATGCCGGGACTCTTATTTCGTTTTTTAAAAATCATAACCAGGATATAGAGATAGAGATTAAAAACGATTACAGTATCGTTTTTAAATACGATAGAGGATCTTTTTCTTCTACTTGGATTGAGGATAAGGCTTTCCCTGATTTCTTTTATCCTGTAGGTGATGGCATTCGTGTTATGAGCTCATCTTTCATTCAGTCTATGAAAAGATCTTTTGCGTTTGTTGGATCGGATGAATTTAGACCGGCTATATGCTCGATTCTTCTTAATGTGAAGAAGGATTATATTGACATTGTTTCTACTGATATGTTCCGTCTGTTTATAAATAGGAAAGAATGTGCTAATGCATTAGAAGAAAGGTCAATTATGATAAGTGAGGTTGCAGCTTCTATCTTGTACCGTTTTCTATCTGATAAAGATACGGAGATCAGTATTTCCACAGATGGTGTTAGGACGTTCTTATGTTTTGATAATGTGATTATATCGGATATGAACGTAGAACAACAGTATCCTAACTACGAATACGTATGTAATAAATTCGAAAAATCGTCGAGGGTTAAGTTTGATAGGGATTTGCTTATATCTGTTCTTAATTCCATGACTTTAGTGGATAATGTTGTTAATGTCAAGGTAGATGAAGAAAACGGTATAACGGTAATGTCTGAGGATTTTGGAAATAGAAAAAGGATAATGGAATCAATGCCTTTAAATGCGCTTGAAGGTCCGTGTTTTAGCTTTTCTATCGGTAAGGAAAATATACTTTCATCCGTAAAATCTCTTATAAAAGGAGATGTTATTATGGATTGGTCTGATCAGTATAAGATGATAAAGATGTTCAATCCTAAATACGAATCAACATACATCTTAAATCAAACATTGTATAATCTATAAAAAAAATAAAAATATGGCTTTTAGAGAAAACAGAAGTTTTGGTACAACTTATTATCTGTATATTAATTCGGATGGTAACTTGTATGAAAAAAGTAACGAACCAAAAGAAGGTTTTGTTCAGCACATAAATCCTAATAGCGGTCAGCCGGCGGGATATTGGAAAGAGTATTATAATGGAGTAGTTGGATACATTAACTACATCGGGTTAAAGTCAAGCTCTTTCTCTAATGGAAATACTGTTACTAATTTCCTTATCGTATTAAAAGATTACGAGCTTAATGAAAACTATTGTATTTCCATACCTCTCGTCAATCAAAAAGGAAATATCAAGGGCTTTGTTAAGAGCTTCGTAAAATACTACGAAAACATCGATTTCAGTCGTGAAATTTATTTCAATGTCTTTAAGAAGAAGAAAGATGACGAGTTTGGATCTTCGGAGCTTATTATCGCATATGCCGGAGTAGACGGAGAAAAAGATCAGCTTGTTGAACGTTTTTATAAAAAAGGCGTAAATGGTTGGCCTGACCCTGTTGAAGTTACAGGATTTGATGGCAAGAAAAGCCTCGATTATTCAGCTCAAAACAACTTTACTTATCAGAAGATTACTGAATATTCAAACAGGTTCAATGCTTCTATTAAAGATATAAGAGCAGGTATAATGGCTAAATTAGGTTTAGGAGGAAATACTCAGCAAGAGCCTACAGCTCCTCAGACTTATCCCCAGCAGCCGGCAGAGCCTCAACAGGTTCAACAACCTCAGTCTGTTCCGAGTGCTATTCCGTATCAGAATTACCAACAGCCTGCTCAACAGCCAGCACAGTATCAGGCACCGGCTCAGCCTGCTGCACCTGCCCAGGCGCCTACTACAAGGAGCACCAAGCCTCAGCATCAGACGCAGCCACAGCCGCAAGCACAGATGCCGAACTTCCCTCCTATGGAAGAAGAAGACCTTCCATTTTAATATAAACATCAGCCCAGGAGAATAACATCTCTTGGGCTTTTAAAGATTGTGTAGAATGATAGTAGAAATAGTTACAAGATTTCCCCTTATTAAACTTCGTAGGAAAGTGACAGAAGAAAGGATTATGGCGAAGCATGGGGATAAATTATGTATGATCTACTCAGAAACCAGAGAAAAATATAAGCAAGGAGATGAGTGGGTCGATGATCCTAATGATGCAGACATAAGTACTTTTCGTGAGTGCTATGAATCAACTAAGGATATAAAAAAAGAAGGTATTGTTTATTGTACTATAAAAATATAATTATGGACAAGTTAGAAGATATTGAAAGACTTCTTTCTGAAAAAGAAGATAGCAAGAAGGATACTGTTTCTGAAAAGAACAACAAACATAAAAAAGAAGATAAGGTTGTTAATAAAATACCTGAATCGTATTTGACTCCAGGTTATCAGAAGACTGTGCAGGTAGGTATTAAGAAACTTTATCCTGATGTCGTAGTACCTGAATACAAACATGATGGCGATGCATGTTGTGATATTCGTGCATATAGAGTGGTGAAGATGGTGAATGATATGGGAGTGGAAATAGATGTTCCTTCCGATTTTGAATCAATTACCTTATATCAAGGCTATTCTGTTAGAATCGGAACCGGCTTCAAGTTGAATATCCCAGAAGGATGGTGCGTGAATGTAGAAGGAAGATCAGGATTCTCTTTTGACGAGGGAGTGGTAGTTACTAACGCGCCAGGTAAATGCGAATTTACCTACAAAGGAGAGTATATGGTTAATCTTACTAAAATCAATAAAAAACCGACCGTAATCCATAAAAACGATCGAATAGCTCAGATGGAAATAGTTCCACAATACAAAATGGTATTGGAAGAGGTGACAGATATTGAGGTAGAAGACGGAAATGAACGTGGAGAAAAAGGTCTTGGTAGTTCTGGAGTTAAGTAATGTTTAAATATTTTGAAAATGAGCATGTTAGGTTTTACATTCATCACAGACAGCAAGCTGTCAATGTACAGGGAGAAAGCTATTAAATCCGAAAATCTTGCAAAAGAAATTGAGGAAATGCAGGATAAGGCTGATTTTTACAAGGAAAGGCTTTCCGAACTTAAGTCAGATATAGCTTCAAAGGATAAAGAGATTTTATCTATTGGCAAAGATCTTTCTGAGTCTAAGGAAAAGATTGACGCCTTGAAGGAAAATCAGAAAAAGCTGATAAAAAGCGTCAAGAAGAAAACGGAAGAACTTGACGCGGCCAAGGCTGATCTTGACAAAGCTAAGTCTGATCTTGATGAGGCTAATTACAAAATCAGTAACTTGGAAGAAAAGAGAGACAGTGTCTCATATGAATTAAAAAAGAAATCAAATGCATTGATTGAAGCCAGGATCAGAATCGGAGATTTGGAAAACGAGGTTTCGGTTGGGTCCAAAACAATACAAGAGTTAGAATCGAAGCTGAAATTAATGCAAGTAGAATTAAGAGGCTACCAGATAGGTATAATCGGTAAAGACAAAAACGATGTCGCTGAGCCGGAATTGGATAAAGATGAGGAGTCAGATAAGGATGTGGCAGAACCAGAGAAGTCTGATGTTGTTCCTGAGACGGATGTGATTCAGGAAGAAGCCGGTGACATTGTGGAGCCCGAAAACGAAGCTGAACGAGTAAAAGACACTAAAAAGAAGAAGAAAAAAAAGAAGTAGGTATTTTAATCCTTTTTATATTTTAATGTTTGCCATATTATGGGTTAGTACTTAACTTTGCGTTGAGAGAGTTTTCAGGATAATTATTGGTTAATATTTAGCTGTTATATGCAGGCGTCTGTGAAGGCTCCTGCATATTTTTAAGGTCCTGTAGCTTAGTGGTGAAAGCAGGCGGCTCATAACCGCAAGATCGTGGGTTCAAATCCCTCCGGGACCACTGTCCAATGGTGTAGTGGTAGCACAACAGATTTTGGTTCTGTTAGCGGAGGTTCGAATCCTCCTTGGATAACATATTTTTTGATATAAGAGTCTTATATTCGAATTTAAATATTACTTTTGTATATGTTTAAATAATTGTTCGAATATGAAAAGAGGTAGAGACTGGGAACTTGAAAAATGTAACCTTGAAAGATTAATTCTTGATGAAAAAAGGAGCTATTTGTATATAGGTGATATGTATGGATGTTCTGGTACTCATATAAAGAATGTAGCAAGGAAACTTGGTATAAATGTCTCACCAAGGAGACGTCTAAGTGAAAGCGAAATAGATAGGTTAAAAAACGGGAATTGGACTCCTGTTAAAGCAGAAGAATGCACTTGTTTATTTTGTGGAAAAACATTTAGAAAACATAGTCATGGTATGGGTAAATTTTGTAATCAGAAATGCTTTTTTGATTACAAAAATAGGGAGAATAGTAATAGGGATGAAATATTGATAAAAAAGTGGCTTAACGGTGAAATAGATGGAACTAATAAGAAATATTTTACTTATAAACCATTTGTTAGAAAATATTTGTTTAGAAAATATAATAATAAATGTCAAAGATGCGGATGGGGTGAAACTAATAAAAGTACTGGATTGGTGCCGCTTCAAATCCATCACATTGATGGAGATGCATTAAATAATGACATTAATAATATAGAATTGTTATGTCCGAATTGTCATTCTTTAACTGATAATTTTGGATCAAGAAATAAAAACGCAACAGAGGGTAGAAGTGAGTGTTATGGAAGAGCATTTATAAAAAGAAGGATTATTGAAAATAAGGCCCATTAGTTTAACGGATAAAACCTTTGAGTCCTAATCAAAAGTTGCCTGTTCGATTCAGGCATGGGCTACATGGCTTGTTGGATGAGTGGTTTAGTCAGGGATCTGCAAAATCTCGTAGGGCGGTTCGATTCCGCCACAAGCCTCTAAAAAAGTAAGACAATGAACTACCCAGAGCAACAAATGCTTAAGATCCTTAATAGGGATCTGTTAAGTAATCCGATGTATGTTATTAACAATCTCCATATATATGATTGGGAATCTGACTTCCTGGCCATAACAAGATCATTGTACGCTTATGAAGTAGAGGTCAAGATGTCTAAACAAGATTTCTTTAACGACTTCAAAAAGGATAAAAAACATAAGGTTCTTAAAGACGGCATTATTAAGGTAGGTGGTGTCATAAGCTATCCTCCAAACTATTTCTACTACGCCTGTCCGCCTAATATGATTGACGTAAGTGAAGTCCCTTCTTATGCCGGGCTGATTTATGTCGATGTTAGTAAAAATAGGAAGAACGTCGTTAAGGTCGCACCTTTAATTCATAGACAGAAGTTTGATGTAGTGGGTAGGAAACTGGTGGATAAGTTTTACTACAATATGCTTACTTGGAAGAAAAGAGCTATTTCAAACGTGTATGCTGACCCAGCCAAGGAAAGAGAGAAGGGCGTGCGTGCCGGAGCTGAGGCTGTGAGGAAGTCGGCCTGGGATGCGTTCAGGGCGCAGTGCCCGCACATTGCTTTCCCCTATGGAAAAGAATTTCCGATGTGTGACGATCACGAACAAGATCATCCCATGAGAGACTGCATACTTCAGTGTGAAAAAGGTAGAATATTTAAAAACAGATTGAAATGAGCACCCCACGTGAATTAAGTAGAATAGCTAATAGGATAGCCGGTAAGATGACTGATGATGGATGGGTTAGCCCCGGTAGAAAGAATCTCGTTTCCGATAAGAAGGTTATGGAGTTAATAGATTCGATTTTTAATGAAATTTGGAGAGAATTAGATGACGGGAAAAGAGTCCATATCAGGAAACAGATGATTTTCAAAAAGATTTTTGTCAGTAGGCAAAAAGATAAATACTATATACAATGCATAGAAAAAAGGGACGCCAAATAGACGTCCCTTTTTGTTTTTTATAAGCAATACAGACGTGAATAATCACATCACTTCATTACTGTCCTTACCAACTTAGAAACAGCTTGTGTGATAGTCCACCTGATGTTAGCATTAACATTGATAGTCTGAGGAGTACCGTTTGCATCCAAGTTGATTACCTTCTTGTCTATTTCCAAGAACGGATCACCTGCTGTCTGGGTAATAACCGTATTAGCTGTCTGACCACCAGCGGCCGTAACCTTAAGAGTATTTACCAGATCGTTTATATTAGTGTTCGCTGCAATACCGGAGAATACGATACTGAAAGCAAAGCCCCCTGCTGCACCAGGGTCGTCGGCAATAACAGCGCCGTTGCTGGTAGCCTTGCCTGCCGCCTGATAACTGGCAGGTATTTTCAACGTCAGAGGATGAGTCTCGTCCGGAGTTAGAGAGAACGTTAATTTAGTTGAGTTACTTGTACCGTTGATCGTTACAGTACCACCTCCTTTCCCTACGGATGCAGTAGGATCTATTTTTACAAACTCAGCTGCCGCAGCTTGGTTGATGGTAGCAGTTTTCTTAACACCGCCTGATTCGGCACCAAATTCTACTTGTTGCGTGCGCTGTACACGACCTTCGTATTTTTCACCTGATACGGTGACTGCCTGATCACCGTCACCTGATCCCGGATTGAAGGTTACAAAACCTATTTTCGATTCTGCCATGACATTTATTTTTAATTGATTAAGATACCGACAAATATATGATTATTTTTATTATCTTGTGTCATTGATTTATTTTTATTAAATACGTAGTGCTATGGGTTTTTTATCATATTTCAATCCTATTTATTTCTTTGTTGATTATTTATTATGTATATTTGCAACATCAATATAAAACATTATAACCATGAAAGTAGATTTTTTTAACAGTAAGGATTTTTTAGGATCTAAAACTAAAGAAAGTAAGATCCGGAAGTTATCAATCAGCAAAAGTAAGATAATGACTATCTCTGTCGATAATTTGAATTGGATGGGGGTAACGGATGCGGTTGTTATCGGCTTAGAAGAAGGGAAGATATTTGAAGGAGTTGAAAATACGGTCTTTTATCTGGCTGCTTCTGATGTTGAAGACGAGAGATCGTTTAAGGTAAATAACCTTGGTGTAAAATACAAGAGGATTTACTTAAAAGACCTGCTCGATTATCTTGGATGGGATATAGGAGAAAATTCTTATGCTGTGTATGATATTATAAAAGAAGACAGTAATCTATTCCGTCTTCAGTTTAGGGTAATAAAAAAGAGTAGGAGTGAAAAATGATGAAAGATTTGTATATTAAAAACAAAAGAATACTACTATTTGATTTTGACGGGACGTTGGTTGAAACCGCATCTTGAGGTCTTTATGCAAAAGATCTTACTGATATGAAGATCAAGGAGGATGTCGTGAATAGGGCACTTGATCTTATGGAGCAAAATGGCGTTAAATACTTTGGTATAATAAGCAACCAATGTGATGTGGGTGTCGGGTTTGTTTCCGATGAAGATATTGATGCGAAGATAAATTATGTCCTTAGATGCGTTCATGATCTTGCAGTGAAAAGAGGTATAAGAGGAGTAGTGTATGGTCATTATGAGTGTTTTTCAATTGATGAATATGATCCGATGATGAAGCCTAATCCCGGTATGGTATATAAGGCACTTGGTGCTTGTAGGTTGATGATGGATGGTATAACATATAAAGATATTGAGACAATGACGCTGATGGTAGGAAGCGCCAGTGGTCTGCCAGGGCAGTTCTCTGATTCGGATAAGGTATGTGCTGAGAATGCCGGCATTGACTATATGGACGTTATTCAGTTTGTTGGTAAAGATCTTGATTTAAATTATGTATTGTCCAAAGAACATACAAGTGAAGGAATAGTTATTCTAAACAACGATCATATATATATCCTTGAAAATCCATATGGAGTTGATCTTAATATAAAAATTGAATTGCAAGATATTTATAGTGATGAGTTTGACACTCCTCCTGCCTGTAAACCTCCTTTAGTTACTTTGAAGGTTCGTATTAAAAAAGATCAGGATTATAGAGGATATAGTGATATTATAAGAATAGATAAAGGAGACAATAATATTACATTCACAAGTTTGTATCATAATCGCGAATAATACATAATACGATACAAATTATTTATGATTTGTATCGTATTATGTATAATAGCCAAAAGCTATTCCGATTATTAGCCTAAGTGTTGAAACAAACACTACGTTATTTAAGAATATATAGTTACCTACGGATGTTTACCCAAGTTCGTAGCTCTAAGGTAAGTGATTAAACAGTTCTGGTATTTGAGGAACAGTGTTGCTTACGAAAACCTTAAATAACATTGGCGATGGGTACTAACAGAGTTTTTACTCTGACTTATGTTGAATAAACATTAAAAACGTTTATAGATATGGTGTACGTACAAGACATAAATGGTAAACCTATGATGCCTACAACAAGGCATGGTAAGGTAAGACGACTGCTTAAAGAAAACAAGGCAGTTGTTGTGAGCTTATGTCCGTTTACCATCAAATTAACGTACGTCACATCTGATTACAAACAAGAAATTGTGTTAGGCGTTGATGCTGGGACCAAACACGTTGGTCTATCAGCTACAACGAAAAGCAAAGAACTTTACAGCAGTGAAGTAATTCTTAGAAATGATATCGTAGATCTTTTGTCTACCAGAAGAGAGCTACGGAAAACAAGACGGAACAGGTTAAGATATAGAAAACCTCGTTTTAATAATAGAATAAAAAGCAAGCGTTCAGGATGGATAGCACCTTCGGTGAAATACAAAGTAGACGCTCATATTCGTGTTATTGACAATGTATGCTCTATACTACCAATATTTCGTATTGTTATCGAGGTAGCTCAATTTGATACTCAAAAGATTAAGAATCCTAATATATCAGGTAAAGAATATCAGGAAGGTGATCAACTTGGATTTTGGAACACAAGGGAATATGTTTTAGCAAGGGATGGGCATAAATGCCAGTATTGTAAAGGAAAATCGAAAGATAAGATCCTTAACGTTCATCACATTGAATCCCGGAAAACAGGAGGAAATTCCCCATCTAATCTTATTACCTTATGTGAAACCTGTCATAAGGAATACCATAAAGGTAATATAGATTTAAAAATCAGAAGAGGCAAGTCGCTTCGCGACGCAGCCGTAATGGGAATCATGAAATGGAGATTGTATGAAGAACTAAAGTCTAAATACGACAACATTTCTATGACTTTCGGTTATGTTACAAAATATAATAGAATCAATCACGACATTGAAAAATCTCATGTTTCAGATGCCTTTGTTATTTCTAAGAATTTTAATGCTATAAGATTAGGATATTATTATAAAGTAAGATTAGTAAGAAGACATAATCGTCAAATTCATAAACAAAAGATTCAAAAAGGAGGGATAAAAAGACTAAATCAATCTCCTTTTGAAGTTTTTGGTTTCCGTTTGTTTGATAGGGTTATGTTTGAAAACAGTTATTACTTTATATTTGGAAGGCGTAAAACCGGCAGTTTTAACATTCGTGATATTGATGGCAAAAGCCAAAAGAATATCACGTACAAGAAATTTAAACTATCAAGGTGTAAGCGTTTTATGATACAAAAAGAAATGAATTGATTAATTTGAATGAAAATATAGATATGAAGGTAAAGAAAACGGCGATAGTTTATCATAAATCGGATTTAGATGGCGTTGTGTCGGCAGCCATAGCAACTATGTATGAACACGGTAAAAACAAGGATGTTGTTTATATCCCGTATTCGTATGAAGATGATGTTAAGAAAGTTATTGACCAAGTGCGTGACTTAGATGTTGTTTACGTTCTTGACGTGTCTTTCGGAGCCGATTCTAAAACGGTTTTCAAAAAGTGGCTTGATGAAGGAAAGAGTCTGATGTGGATAGATCACCATAAGGGAATTATTGAGGACAGTAAGACATGGGGGTTCGTAGTTCCAGGGTTGAGGAAAGTCGGTGTCGGTGCGTGCGCTCTGGCCTCGGACCTGCTGATGGGGAAGGTGCCGGCGATCGTCCGGTGCCTGTCAGACTACGATGTGTGGAATAAAGAATCTGAATTAGGTTGGGATACGGTAGTAGCTATCCAGTATGCCTTGAGATCAAAAATAAGACTCAATGTATTAATAGCATTGTCGTATTTGTATGACCATTTTAAAGAAGATATGAAGGACAATGAAATTGATCTTATTTTTTATGATCTCGCTAAAGAAGGACGTGCTATAATTAATTACATGGCTGGTAAAAACGAACAAGAGGTAAGTGCGTATTCGTTTGAAGCTTACGTCGATGAGGTGAAGGTAGTGGCGATGAATACCACCGAATTTAGTTCTAAAGTATTTGATTCTCTTACACGAGACTGGTTAGACGGTAGAAAAATTAAAGCCCTTATGCCATTTTGTATCATGCCAGGTGGTAAGGTTAGGTTCTCTCTTTATGAATGCGTGGAAGACAGCGCGGATTGCTGTGAAGTAAGTAAGAGATTCGGTGGTGGAGGACATGCTGGTGCTGCTGGGTTTGTGCTTGATGTCACGGATATCAGATTCAGGGAATTTATAGAAAAACATAAACTTATATCACAATGAAGTGCGAACTGTATCAATTTTCCCCACAAGTCTATCCCTTTAATCTGTGGATATATGTAGGTAAAGATGTTTCTGGTATGGTAGAGTGTTTCAATAACGATTTTAGTTACATAGATAATAGTATGGGCGTAACCATAACCGTACCGTATGGAGGATGCAAATTAGATCCTTGCACAGGATTCTTGATATGGTTTATTAATAAGAACGTTATTGATTTTAACACAGTCTCACACGAGGCAGCCCATGTGTCTCTCAATGCATTTGATTTCTTAGGAGAAAAAGTAATGCAATCAGAACCTTTCTGCTACCTCGTTGGATGGGTGGCAGGAAAGTGTGAAGAAGTAAAGAAAGGAAAAGTACGAGATAAATTAATATGGGAAAGTAAGTGAGGTAATTTTAAAATATTGTTGGTTGTAGTAAGTGGGGAGGTCCTAAATAGGCTTCCCTGCTTTTTTTATGTGATGAGGAAGAAAGGTAAAAATGTTTATGTTACGGGAGAGAGATTAAGAATGTTTATGTGATAGGAGAGAAGCTAAAAAAGGTTTGTGTGATGAGGGATATGAAAGATGTTTATGTGATGGGAGAGAGATTAAGAATGTTTATGTGATAGGAGAGAAGCTAAAAAAGGTTTGTGTGATGAGGGATATGAAAGATGTTTATGTGATGGGAGAGA